TTGCTTAATCTGGTCAGGCGTCATGCGGTCCTGTTTAATGGTGCTTTCCCCGATATTGATGAGAGAGAGCAGGCCGCCGAGCATAGTGGTGAGACCGCCAATGCTCACTTTGGCTGCCGCTGCATCCGCCTCGACTCCTGCCATAGCCACATCGGATTCCCCTTTGGCAATCATCGCCGATGGCCCTACCGTGTCCAGGCTGGTTTTGGCTGCCGCCGCATCACCCTCAATTCCCGCCGTCGCGGCATCCGCTTCGCCTTTAGCCGTCATTGCCGCAGGCCCAATGGTCTCAATTTGTGCGGTCGCTCCATCCGCCGAGGCTCCAATACCCTTCATGTCTTTTTCCATATCCGCCGAGGCCATATCCACTTCACCCGCACTCGTTTGAGCGGCTGGACCCAGCGTCTCAAATGAGCCTTTGGTCGCCTCTGAAGACTCTCTCGTTTTCCCAAGTGCGTCCTGGACTTCAGTGAGTCCCTTGTTCGAGAACGTATGCAGAGCATCCATCACCTGTTGCTTGATGTCTCCGGCAAACTCAAGAAACTTTCCCGCAGCATCGACAATGTTCTTGCCCATATCAATGATGTTATTCACGAAATCCACAATTTTCATCGCCACAATGGCCGACCCAACACCCAAAAGAGCCGCTTTGAGAGCCTCGGCGGCTGGCGCATTGTCGTTGAAATACCCCACGAGGTCAGCGACCCACCCGACTAATGTCCCTGCATAGCCTGAAAGGGTATTGGTGGCGTCACCTAAGTCGCTCAGAGCCGTTTTAAGAATGCCGCTTTTATCCAACCAGTCCGCGAAGTTTTTGATGGAGGTGCCAACATTGGTAATCAGCTTCTCAAGAGGTGGGAGCAAGTTCTGATTGAGGTCATCACCAGCGCGAGTAAAAAACGTGGCGACATCGGGCAAAATATCATGAATGGTTTTAAGGACAGATTGAATGGCACCACTTTTGTTCGCGGCGTCAAGGATACCGGTACCGAACTTCCAGAGGTCATCACTGAGCGTCGTAACCGTACTCATCACTTTGGAGAGAATATCTCCCAGGTCATGCATGCCTACCTGAAGAATGCCGCCCTTGGATGTGGCAACGGTGAAAAAGTCTCCCAATTGTTTCCAGGAGGGAAGATACTTCACGAGCATATCCCCTACATTGAGAAGCACCTTGCCAACGTTTTGCCCCATCTGGGTAGCAAAGTGCTGGAAAGCCGGAGAGGACACCAGGTTTCCTAGCGTCTCTAGCCCCTTCTTTGCCATATCAAAGAGAGGCCCCGTAAAGGCTCGCATCGCCATACCAATGTTATCCTGGAAGGTAGAGAGTAAGCCATTGAAGGTCGTCGCCTGAGCTTGCATCCCACCACCAAACATCTTATGCATGCCATCGGAGACAGCCTGTATAGCCTTATCAGCAGGAATGAGACCTTGTGAGGAAAGTTTCTGGACTTCAGGAACGGTTTTGCCCATCGCATCGGCTAAGAACTTCCATGCTGGGATACCCTCAGAGGCAAGTTGCATCATGTCGCCAGCATTGAGCTTGCCCGCCGCGTGCATTTGCCCGAATACTTCGACAATGTGGTCAATATTGGCTGAGCCTTTGCCCATGGCCGACATGGCATCGCCAATATTGGTGAGATAAGGCAAGACTTGCTTGGCGGAGAAACCAAAGGCGAGCATATGCTGAGCGGAGGTCGCCACTTCAGGGAAGGTGAAAGGAGTCGCCGCCGCAAATTGTTGCATTTGTTTGAGGAAGTCTTGTGTGGCTTTGCCCTTGCCCAAGAGCGTCTCAAAGGCAACGGTGGTTTGCTCCATAGCCGCATTTGGCCCAAGCAGGGCTTGCCCAAAGCCAACTGCACCCTGGTAGAGTTGTTGGAAGCCGAAAATAGTTTGCCCCATTTGAGAGCCAATGGTGAGCAACTTTCGCGCGAGTGATTCATGTTGGCCGGAACTTTGCTGAGCAGCATCACCAGCCTTTTTCTCTTGTGATGCTAATTGGTCTGATGCAGAGGCCGTCTCTTTTGCTGCCGTGTCTGCCGCTAATTCAGAGATGGATAAATCATACATAGCCGCGCCCGCTTCTTGGGCTTTGGCTTGCAAGATGGTCAGGTTGGCCTCTGCGCTTTCGATGCCTTCCACCTTCTCGCCACGTGCTGATGCATCTTGCATCTCTTGCAAGGCTTGTTGTGCCTGTTTGACCTTCTCTTGGAGAAGCGTAAACCTGGCTTCGGCTACGTCAACATCCGTTATCGTTTTGCTAGCATCAAAGGGCTTGACGCTCTCAAGCTTTTGGCCGAGCGTATCGGCGGCCTGTCCGACATTTTTGAGGCTAGTCTGCCCTTCATCCGCGCCCTCGATACTCACTTTTCCCACAAGTTGCGCTGCTGTGATAGAAATGCTAACCACCTCCTCCCTTGACGATTTGCTTTGCCTGAATTTCGGCTGTCATCGCAATGAATGCGCGATCACGCCACCACACCGACTGCTCTAACATCTCCCAGGGGGCCACCCCTAAATACTTGGCCGCTTGTATGACCAGGTACCAGTCAGGGCAAAAGCCCATTTGTCCGCCCATGGCTAAGTAGCGTCTCAACCCAAGGAGTTCGGGGTCAACCTCGTCCTGGTCTGAGACGCGAAGGCTTCCGGGCGAATATCCCCCATAATAGCCCGCATGATTTCAGAGCGAAACACGAGTGGCAATTCTGATAACCGCTCTGCGTCAAGTGGAAACATCACCTGCTGCTCTTCGTCTTCATACACATCCCAACTTTTGATAAGCTTGGCAAGCATCTCATTGAAGTCCCCAAACGTTGACCCCATCGTGGCCTCATTCATGCGACTAAAGGCTTGCAATTGTGCGAACGTCCTTTCCGTCACACGAGATGGGTAGTACACAATCGTGACGGTATCCTCACCCACGGCAAGAGTTACACTCGCGGTATTACTGGCTATCTTGGCTAAACTAACTGGCATAATCCCTCTAAAGAGCAGTGATAAGGTTGGTAACGGTTAATGTCTGGGCTTTGCCCCACGTTTGGTCTTCGATGATATCGAGTTCCCATTCGAGAGCGAACACCCCCTGGTCGTCGGCAAACGTTCCCGTGGGTTTGTTTATCTTCACAGCCATATCATGCTGAATGGTCGCATTGACCGCCCCTGGCCCATCAGCGGCTATCTGCACACCCTGCGCACTCACACGCACAAACTGCGTGGAACCTGCTTGCAAGTAGGAGAGCAAGGCCATCCCATTTGCATCGGCTTCCAATTTGAGTTTGAGAGTGGCCTTTGGCATGAGGTCGACATGTGCCGTCCATCCCGTCGTGGCACGGTTGAGTACCCACAATGGCCCATATAAACCCGTGAAGAGGTAATCCACGGAGAGAACACGAGTGAGAAGTGTCGTTCCTAGCCCGCCTGATGTCGAGTCGAGATAGACATTGACGTGTTTGGCAACGACAGGCGATAAGGCGACAGCGGTGGGCGAACTGGTCATCGTTATACCGTCACTGAGAGGTTGTGCAATGCCCTTGCCTGAGCAGGTGAAGTCTTTACGTGTGCCTTTATACCCAAACTCAGTGAAGAGACCATAAGCGAACTTGTGAGCACGCACCGTATCACCCTGTTCAATGCTGTAGGTTTGTGGCACAACACTACCCGTCACCGGTGGCGTGAACACCCAATCTTTCGCGGTCGCAGATGAGCCATGAGCCACTGGTGACGCTGAACCCATCACACCAGCGAGTGGATAGAGGACACCATTATAATCGAGGTTTCCACCGAGAGTCATATCAATCCATTCTGTATTTTCTTCCAAAATGTTAGGATATTTTCTTCCAGTAGGAGTGTATAGGTTGGTGTCGCCGTTTATCTGGAATTGAAAGTCCAGGCATTCTACCAGTTTTGACGCCGCTACTGACGTTCCTAAAGCACTTGTGCTTTCTGCCCCTATTTGGCACTTCTGATTTATCGTAGTCCGCTCGGCTGTCCACGTCATTTTCTTCCCTCACTTCCACTTATCCCTGGCTTAACTGCCTTGCAAGTCAATATGGTACAACCCACCAAGGTGGGAGATATGAACTCCATTCGAGACTTCATCGTAGGCAAGGCTAGACTCGCGGTAACAACTCAAGACCCCACCGAGGCTGAGAGCCACATTGCGCTTATCCTTGAAAAGCGCATCGAGACGATTTGCGACCGTGACCAGCGTTGCAAATTGGGATGCTGGTGAAATGCCCTTGATTTGCAAAAGCAACCTCGCAAACAAACGAACCCCTTGCATCGTTAAGGCATCAGGAGAGGCTTGTTGCACAATGAGCACGTAAGGCGCAATCGTTCCTTGGTCGGCAAAGCCTGTCCAAATACCACCCGTGGCTGATGCCATAAGAGTCGTATCGGCTTGGCAAGTGGAAACAATCCATTGAAAACATTGCGCGACTTCACTCATATCCCAGCTTGCCTCATCTTGTCTTCGATAGCGGCACAGGCTGCCTCGAACGAGGCACGAGTCTCTTCTATTCCAGGCTCAAAAAAGGGGCGGGCTGGAAGTCTCGTTGTGCCATAATTCTGCCAGTAGCCGTATGAAGCCGCTACACCAACATAAGCCGTTGTATCATTCTCAGGCGCTTGTACCTCTGGCAAAGCATCCGTTCCACCTGAGTAACTGCTTCCCTCACTTGTGACTGTATAGACTGAATTGACCATAAAGCCTGTATCTATTTGACCGTTCGCTCTAATATGAGCTTGGATGTTAGCTTGGCAGTCATGCGCAGTTTTGATAACAATCTGCTTACACGCCTCATGGAATGCGGTAGCAAGCTGTGCGTAGTGGTTAAAACTTGTTGCCATTTCATCTCACCTCAGACCACCACTGTCATCAAGGCATCTAAAACAAACGTGTACGACTCAGCGTTGAGTATGTGTTGAACAAGCCACGTTTGACCTTGATAAAGGATATGGTCTCCTTCACGAATGTCCGTCGTCAGTGCAAACCGTATCAGTGCAGCCCACTGTGACCCGATAATGCCAGCAAAGGCTTGCAACTGCGTAGCAGACGGCTTCATGATATTGACCTTCGGCGTGCTCTGTGTTACCCATGTCTCGGTGGTATGCCCATAGCCATCAGGTGCAGTTGTCTTGCGTTGGATGGTGACGGTTATATCAAGACTGCTGACCACAACTGAGGTCATGCTCGTGATTTCTGCGGAACTTAACACTCACACTCTCCCATCAGCCACTAGCCATACGGTCTATCTCTTGTGGCCCCAAAGACACCCTCCCTGACTTACCGGCCATGTCTGAGCGTATCAGAGTGAGTGAGCCTGGACGTTGTTTCCTGCGATATTGTGTGGCAAGAGCACACAACTGCTGAGAGGCTTGGGAGACTTTGAAACTCTGACCATCCGATGCAAAATCGAACCGCGTGGCATACTTGGCAGCCCATCGTTCTAGCAAATCGGCGGCTGCGCGATACACATCATGCTGAGACCCATTGATGAACACAGGCGGGAAGGTACTCGCCGAAAACTGCCAGTGACCTGCAATCGGCTCTAACACGCTTGCCGTGACGGTCGTGATGAGGTATTGCTTCAAGGTATAGCCGTCTTCCCAACCGCCGCCGACATCAGCCCAATAGTCGAGGTAAGCTATCGTTGACCCCGTGAAGGTCGGGCGAGCAACCAGGGCAAGATTTTTGTAGTCTATGCGCGCTTCATCCATAACGTTCTGAATGTCATCATCAGAGAATATCTGACTTGACCCGGCAGCGTCGTTTATGAGCAAGCGAACACGCGATATCAGACTTGACATCGTACTTCTGGCCATCGCGTGTCTCCTCTCCTCACACTCTCAACTTACGGCCTGGATAGGACGGGGTCTGCGAAGTACGTCACTGTCGCTCCCGTACCAGAGATGGCGGATAACTCCAAACGAACATAGCGTTTACTGGTTTCGAAGGGAATAAAGAGCTCTCCACTCACGGCAGTTGTCGAGAGCGTTACTGTGCTTTCTGTGGTCTGCATTATGCCGGTGAACGTGCTGTTATCACTGGACTCGGTGACACGGAAGGTAAGCGAGCCAGCACCAGCTGAGGTGCTCGCAGCACTATAGATGACTCGACATTTCAGACCGCGCCGTGGCGTTCCCGTCACCAAATCCACGCCTGTTGAATTGAAGGTCGCCGTTTTTGTTACAGATGCCTGAAAAGACAGCAGTGCATCAGTTGGCATGATATTCTCCTTTCAGACTCACGATATCTTAATGTCGTACAAACGACCCAGAGAGCGGTTTGAGGTATTCACGAGTCCACAGGCCCAGTCAATAAGCGTGCGATATATCGCACCATTGTAAATCAAACCCAAGTCTTGGACATTGGGCGGGTTGAACTGCCAGCCGAAGAAGTGGTCAGTATCATAATTCACGGCGTAAATGCTGGTGAAGTTGGATGAACCATCAGCACCGAGGTTGGTTTCCGTGGTGGTGATGATACGCGTGGACTGGTCGGCTTTGTAGCCTGGGTCACGAATGACCGCACCCTTATACATTTCAATCGTGCGATTGAACTGGTCCTGAGTGATAGCCAAGCCACCGCTTGTCCCCATCGTTCTCATGGCAAAGGCGAAACGTCGGCGCATAACCTCATTCATGTAGAGGACCACACCCGAACCGGTTGGGCTATCTACGCTCCAGAGAAGTTGGTCAAGCTGCTCCAAGAACTTGTTGGCTGTGGCTTGGGTGAGACCGCCTTGTGAGAGGTCAACTCCCCCGGCATCAATCTTGTTCTCTGAACGCACACCAAACACACTGCCATTATCGATACGGGAGCGAATCCCAACAAACGAGTTCACATCACCGGTGATATGGTCATTCTTGATGAACTTGTAGTTGAGGTCATAGGTGAGGGCTTTGAGATAGGCGTCGGTTTGCACGCCACGAGGGTCAACGATGGCGTTTTCTTCCTCCACCAGAAACTTGTCCACATCAATGTAGTTGCGGATAATATAGGCTTGTTCCTGATAGGGAGTGGGCGTGCCTTTGGTGGTCACGCCTTCAGCATTGAGCTGCGACCAGTTGACCGTGGGAAGGTTGCCTTCAAACCTTGCGCCATTGACGACAAGGCTTTTCTTTTCGACAAGAGGGATATCTTGTATGACGTTGGCATACAAGATAAGAGAGTAAGTGACCTTCTGAATAAGCGGGCTATTGCTCATGAGAGCGTAATCCGCCAATGTCACCGTTCCGGCTCCAATAGCCATAGCGTGGATCTCCTGACTACCGCTAGCTCAATATCCAAACCGTGTTTAGGTGCTGAGCAAGAGGTACAAAAGATATTCAGTTCATCTGGGATTACGGGCGTTTATACACGTCACCCCATCCAATTTTCGAGGGATGTTGACCGGGTGCCTGTCCAGGCGGGGTAATGGTTGTCCGTCCTGGGTTCATCGCAGGAAGAGCAGGCGTATTCGGTCTCGTTGGGTTTTGTGCTGGCGTGGTGCCGTTCTGCGTTGGCTCTGTCTGTTGTTGTGAGGCTAATGCCAGATAGGGCTTCGCTTTCAACAACTTTTCCAGGAGCTTATCTGCATTCTTGGGCATGCCATCCTCATCATATTCCAACTCAGACCAGTCAAGAAGCTTGGCTGCGTCGCCAGGGTCAATCACATGCAACTTACTGGCTTGCAACTGTATCTCTGCTTTGATAAGCCGTTCTTGCATGGTGCGAACATAGGTATCATGCTGGACTTGCAAATCGGCGTGTTGCTTCTTGATACGTTCGACCTCAGAGAGTTGGGCGTCTTGTGCTTTCTTTTCCGCCTCTTCATACGTCGAGAGTTTCTTGCGATGCCGGTCGCGTTCCTCCGTGGCGTTCTTGTTCGCGTGTTCTAATTCCGCGATACGTGCTAATGCGTCCTCAATACTTACGCTCGGCTTCGTTGGTGGCGTCGCGCTACCTGGGGCCGTGTTCGATGTGCCCGTCGCGGGCGGTGCTGTCGGTGTCGGCGTCACGCTTGCACCTTCAGTTGAGGGTGTTTCTCCCATGAGTATACTTGCTTCCTTCTCATATTGTCAATGCAATATGATGATATGGTGATAGGACAGACAGATAGATGTAATACCAAGCGCCTTATTGCCAAGCATCATTTCGCACGATATACCCCCACACCTTTTTGAGATGTTGAGCATCGGCTAATGCGTTGTGTAATCCCTCTTCTTGTTCGGGTATCTCCTCATCAGAGATACCACGGTCATCGAGGACTTGCTGAAACTCATGAATATCACGGCGTTTCATGTGGATACCCCTTCCAAGACTCAATGTAGAACGCAGCATTTCTCAGACTTTCAGGACTTTCAGAGAAATATCCAAGTCCGATGTTACAGCGATTACATAAAATGCCTCGAACCACTCCAGTTTCATGGTCATGGTCTACATGGGCACCCTTTAGTAGTTGTTTTTGACAGATAGCACAATGTCCGTCCTGAGATTCTAACAAACGTAAGTAATCTGCTTCCTCAAGGCCAAAGTCTGTTCTTAGTCTCCATACTTTGGCATTTTTAAGTCCACTCGGTCTTATCTTATTACGATTCCGCGCCTTTATAGCTCTTATGGCATCGGTAGTAGGCGGAGACCCCTTACGCTTGAATGACTCATAACCATGCCGCCGCTCACATACTTTACATACAGAACGGCTTGTTCCGCTCACCATTCTCCTCGTCTTCTGTGATCCACATACACCACATATCCTTATTACGTCTCTACATTCTCTGCACTTAGCTACCAATCCATCTTTTGCCTTATAATGGATTTTGAAGAACTCAGGGGTAGCGGGAAGCCAACGACTGCATGGGCCTTTGCATTGCTTCCTAGGAGTATTGTCATCTTGTGTATGAGGTGATACAGTATCCATTGGTACATCTCCAATCAGGTGTATCCGGCCTCTGGGGTATTCCAGTACCCGCAGGGGCAACAATATTTCTAGATCAATTGTACCACTTTTGCGCTTACTTGTAAAGCAAGAAGCTGCTTGCAAAGCCAGTTTACTCATGCTGTTCCCTCAACCATTCCCACAATCGCTTGGTGTGTCTTGCGTCTTCAAGAGCATTATGGATACCGCTTTCTTGCTTGGGTAACATATTGTCGAGAATGCCTCGTTCGTCTAATGTCTGTTGCAAGTCGCAAATATAGTGCGGATAGCCAGCAGGCAAGTCCATCATGGTTCCAAAGAGCTGACAGAGAGCGACAAAATCGTAACTCGCACACCACCCATACAGTTCAGGCTTGCCATATGCCTCAACATCCATAAATGAGAGGATATCACGCTTCAATTGCTCACGTGTACGCCAAGGACAATTATGAATGAGTCCGCGTTGCTGGTCTATGCATTGCCCACCATACTTTTTGTGATAGGCTCTATCAGCACGATAAAGCCCAGGTATCTCCTTTTCTGATGGAGGTGCCCAAGGACACATCGGCAAATGACGAAGCACGTTTTCTTTGACCCACGCGGATGCTTGTCTGTAGTCAAACTCGCAAGACTGAGCATACAGTTCACGTCCATCCTCACACACAATCCCGATAGATACCAAGTCTATCTTGTCTCCGGTATCCAGAAATTCAGAGTCTAGCCAGTATTTGATAATGCACCTCCTTATTGCCGTGCCATCTTCACCACTTGCATCTGCATATACGCCAGATGCTCTTGCATGGTTTGCCGTCGTTGCAACACTTCCTCAATGGCATCTTCAAGCAGTGCTACAGGGTCATCGTCGTCACGTAGCAAGTTGAGATGGTCACGCAACGCGGCAAAACGGGCTAAGGCACGTCGCATGGCATCTTCCGTGTGACATTTGCGCGGATTGGGTTCAGGTGGTTTGGTCATTGGTCTCCTTTCTGAGCCAAGACACGTACGTGTCGATGAGAGGCACGATATGAGCCACTTCATTCCTGTCTGATTGCTTCTCTTGCTCGGATAGTTCTGCATAAGGAGTATTTATTTGTCTTTTCCAGCGTTGTACCAGTTCACGCGGAATAATTGCATCTCCTTCTAGGGTGAATGGACACCGAGAAAAGAGATACGATTGCCAGCGTGCCCAACTATCATGTTCTTTGTCTGCGAGCAATTCAATGAGTTCTTGTTTATTCATAGTTTCCTTTCTCATTGTGGCCCGTTCAGAGCCTCATAGAATCGTACTAGCGCAAAAGTCTGATTGTTCGCAGCAAGGCATTCATAAATGTCCTCTGGCCACGTCCCTGACGCATTGATAGCGGCCTCTACCTGCGCGTATCGATACTTGCCAGGAAGCACACACATCACTTTGAGTATCTCTTGCTCATATCGGGCTTCTTTGTCTAGTCTCGCTCGTCCAGCAGAGGTCAAGCTTATTGCCAGAGCTCTCAGCATCTTTGGCCCCAACAAGGAACCGAGTTGCTCAGAAGTCATCGCGAGTCTCCTTTCTCACACGGCCAATAAGGCCAGGATAACCACAACTAAAGCTAATATGGCAGCGAGAGCATACAGAATGGCTCTGATATACTCTCGTGCAAGGCCATACGTAAAAGCCAAGTCGCCCGCTCGCACGAGAATGAAGAAGGCGACGATGAAGGTGGGTGCGAGGAGTGCTTTCATGATGGTTCTTTCTCCCGTTCTTGTGCCTGTTCAACAAGATTATGAGCCTGTAGCCACAAGCAATCCGCATCATGCGTTTTCGTATGCTTGTCAGTTGGTGCCCATCCATACGAGTCAAAGCAATACAGGCATTCCATCATGCCGCTATTGTCGTTGTAAACATAGGGGTCGGTGTCTGCAAAGCCTTTGACAATCTCCCACATGGACTCCACAAAGGCAATGGCTTGTTCGGCGAGATGCTGCTTGATGATATCGTAGCCTTGATTTGTTATCATGGTTCATTTGCCTTTCAATGCCTGAAACTGTGCATAGGTCATGTTCTGGACAGATGCCAATTTGTATGTATCCCATCGTGAGATGCTTCCTTTCTTGTCTTCAATCAAGCACATATGGCCCTGGCTCTGGCTCAACGATGTAGCATGTCTTTTTTCGCCACTCAGAATAGTCTCCCGTCCATTCACCTAAATGCAATCGTCTATAGCGTATCTCGAAGGTGCATTTCCATCCCTGCTCTTGCAAGTCAAACGGGCCGATATCGTCATCAAGCTCTATCGTAGCCGTGTCAACTTGCTCGAATTGCACATGACGTATTTCAGGCTTGGAAGAGGACTGTGGTTGTAAGTAGTGTGCATAAAACGCGTGTTCCGCTTGCTCTTGAGTAATCATGATTTGCCTTTCGCTAATTCTTTGACCGGTCTCACGGCCAATTGTGGCCCCCAATCAGGGTCATGTGAGGTCTGTGCAAAGTCTTGCAAATTTGCGTCCCCCGACGCATACAACTCATAACCCGCATTACCCAGGACTTGACGCTGTGTCGCCTCATCTTGGTTTGCCAACCAATCCTGACCCGTTTCTCGCTCACTCACACTCACACTCGTCTCCGGTATATCTGAGGTATCTATGCCCAAACCTGATAAAATGTCCTCCCAAGACTTCGTGATGGGAACCATCACACACCGGTCACACGTGTGAAGTTCAGGGTCTTCATCCAAGCGGTACTCCTTGCCATCAAGTGCCAGGCAAGCGGCACACGTTCTAGCTGAGAGGTCAGCTTGTCGACGATATCCACTCAGAGACGCTTCATTTGCCCGATAATTTTCGAGGGATGCAGACCGGTATGCACGATTGGATTGGTCGCGTGATATGACCAAAGCCCGATTGCGTGATACCCCTAATGCCTGCTGAACATCCCGTGCGATTTGCCTGGGATTATTGCCCAAGGTCAACCCACGTATGAGAGCCTCACTCGTGAGTTTAGCCGCTTCTTGCCCAAAGCCATTGAAGAGGTCGGCAAGAGGTGAACCGGCTTGTGTCGCACCGAGAATGCTTGCTATAGCTGATGGGTCAGGAACACCAAACGAGAACGACACGCCTTTGGGTACAGTGGCTTGCATCAAGGCTTGTGCCGCCTCTTGACCAAGGGTAACGGCTTCGTGTTGCAGTTGCGAAACGGTCATATGACTTAATGCACCAAAATGGGAGATAGCGTGTGTGATGAAGAGTTTCAGGGTCTCTAAGCGACGTTGTTCATACAACAAAGCCGGTGTGGCCTCCTCGCCGTTGGCTTTTCGCTCGGCAATAAGGAGGTAGAGCTTGTCAAGATGAGGCTGTATCTGTGCAAGGACTTGCGCATAGGCTTGCTCTAAAGCCTGCGAGGCTTCAGCTTCACGTTGCTTGAGGGCTTGCCGATAGTCTTTTACGACTTGCTGTAATCGTCCCTGACTCATGGCTGTCCTCCCTGATTATCCCGACCAATGAAGGGTGATTGTGGTGCTTGTGCTTGTGGCTGCTCAGGAGGGGCCTGATTAGTCGGGGGAGATGGTGGAAAACCTCTCCCTTGGCTATATAAAGTCATCTTTTTCGCATCCTCTTCGGCACTGAGAGCAGCCTCCTCTTCAGGGTCAAAACCTAAGTTCCTCAAAAGCGTCGTATCCGAGACAGAAAGCCCCTTAAGAGCTACAGCGTACTGAGCACTTTGCAAATCATCGTGTGGAAGTGGGTTCTGCCAAGCAAGTGTGATGTCGATATCTTCACTCATCTTGTTGAGAACTAACAAAGCTTTACTAACTTCTATCAAAAGATTGCCGTACAAACATCTTTTCTTTTCACTTTTGAGGAGCAATGGCATAAACAATAACTCAATAGCAATGCCTGACATGTTGCCCCTCGGCAAGTCACTAATGCGCCCTGTCGCGACACCAGGAGTCGCGGACTGCTCATCAATATCTGAGCGCAAGTTTGCCGTAAAGGCCAGTGCATTCGCCATGTCAGAGGCAATGGGAACCGCTACAATCTTACTCTCTCCGAGTGGCAACCCGATAATCTTCCCAGGTTTAATGTCAATGACCTGCTCTCCCGTTCCTGTCGCATACAGGATAGGATGGCCATACAGAATATTCACCAGGTTGATACAGGACTGCGTGAGGTTGAGTGACTTATTCACGCCTATCAAGTCAGGGGTGATATCTGGCTTGCCCCAAAAGTCGTTAGGTCTGGGCAAGTTTTTACAGGAGAACAAGGGAGCAAACGGATAAGGCCACTCAATAGGCTCCCCTGCTGCTTGCCACTGCCCCCGCTCACCTTCACGCGTCCAGTGCTGGATTTGCCATGTGGCATCGGTGTCCTGCATCGCAGGCTCAGCACCTTCATCTAGGTCAATACGGCTCATCTCTTCACGGTAGTACACCTGAACCGGTTTGCCGTTGCGTTTCTCAGTGGTTGCGTATTCAATGCAATACAACTGCACGGTCTCGCAGTCTTGTGGTGCGGTAGCCGCAAACACGGTAGCAGGGTCAACCACCACCAGGCGAAACGAGCCATCAGGTGTAGGCACAATGCGCAGGAAGGCACGCCCAGCCATGGCTCCATTCATGGCTAAATCTTGCAAGAGTGGAATACGGGCTTCTTTACGCCCCCATATCTCATTCAAGAAGTCTTGTGCTTCTTTGGGTGCGTCTTCTTCAACGGATATCTCTAATTCTTTGCCGAATAAGAAGTCTATGCCTCTATCGACAATGGGGCCCATTCTATTTGACATGACGTTGGGGTCGGTGCCATCCGGCATTTTTTGCAGTGGTGGGTCTAAGAGACCGTCGTACGCCTGCCAGGCACTCGCGATAGCTTGCAATCGTTTCTTATCCTGCTCAGTAATCTCATAGACAGGTAAAGCCTGTGTTGTTGGCGGTTGCATGGTTTGCGTCATCTCACCACCTCCCAGATATCCTCAGACAATCTCATCCAACCCTCGCCCAAGTCAACTCGCCATCCATCACCGATCCATCGCACGATGCCCACTCCATCTCTCCCTTGCACTTTGTCCCCTCCATATATCTCTTGTCCTGATTTATCATGTAAGCCCGTGAATTGCAGAACACTGTATTCATCAACCCGGGTTGTGGTCAGCTTCACACATTCGTGCATATCGAGTAAGAAGAGCGCATAGATACCTGTCTTCGTGAAGTCCATACTCACGACAATGTAGCGTTGACCGGTGGCTTTGTGGACAGCATGAAACTTGATTACCCTCATTGCTCCTCCTTCCTCCCTTGCCTCGTTATCCTCGCTCGTGCGCGCCAGTGCAATGCCGATACACTCTCAGTATATCCGCGATGAATACCGAACGTCGGTTGGGCGCAAAGAAAAGCGTGCTACGATATATCTTGACATATCCATTCCATGGTCATCTTCCTTGTTCGGCTCATCTTTGACGGTTACATTCGGGCCTTGCCTCCAAATATACGTATCATATTCCTCAACCGTGCAAGTGGGCTTCTTCCTAGCCGCCAAGTCCCTATCACGTTCAACAAGCGCATCTCTGAAATACATAAGGCGTGGTCGTCCATCACCAGCAGGTTTCAAGACTGCCGCTACAGCCTGGATACCTTCAGATACCGCTTTATAGGCTGGGCGCGTGATTAACCCTAAGTGTCTTTCGAGCGTCTGGCGGCCTTCTGCGTCATGGTCGCAGATAATCTCTCGTGGGAGAGGGTCGCCTCCGTCTTGACCCCAACGGGAAAGCCGCTTGATATCTTTGGCATGGTCTTCAACTAATTTTTGGGTCAGGTATATCTCACGATAGCAGATAAGCCGCCCATCGGGGTCTCTTGCCCACCAGCCACAGACAAAGGGATTCACGAACCCGAAATCGATGCATAAGTACCTTTCCCAGGTAGCAGGAAGAGGAAAGCGGTCTATCACATTTCTATTCCTATCCCAGGAGTCTTGGTACACACTGCCCTCGCTAGCGGCCCACACACCATAGCGCAATCGTGCAAGCCTGACACCTGTCAGCCCACCTAACACCTCAAAGATATACCGCCGTCCCTCTTGCGTCCAGTCATTGGTTTTCGTATCGTAGAGGCGAGGATTGTCTTCGTGACGACTGAGCAATCTGGTGGTGATACCCTCATTGCAGCGAACATTTAACCAATGAGTGGGAGCATCAGGATTGGTGTCCATGATTAACTGATGATAGGGGCCTTTGCCGTGGCGAAGTCGAGAGCGAACAAATTCAATATCTTCAAGCGAACACTCGCTACATTCATTAATCATCGCACCGTCAAACTCCCAACTTTTCACCTTGTCAGGCTTGTCAAGCCCATTGACGATAAGTTGGCTCCCATTGGGGTACTCAAATGCTGCCGGTTTGATTTTATTCCCACCAAAGAACCGGACATTTTCAGATGGATGAAGCAATTCACGATAGGTTGCCACGGCAGAGCCAGCAAGCGCGGTATTGGTTTTACGAGCAAGTAGCCATTTAGAGCCAGGATACAAGGTTAACATCATGTTCACCTTAAATAAGGCCCCATAACTTTTTCCGGTCCCTGCTGGCCCATCAAGCAAGCACTCTAAATCTCGACATCTGCCAAGTTCTAATGCTGCGCCTCTGAGCTCAGGGGCCTGAATAACGACCTCTTGCCGTCCATGAAGAGTGGTCGTCATCAACTTGGCTGTGCCTCCGTGGTGAGTTCTGGCGGTGGTGACAAGTAACCAGGCGGGACTTCTCGAATAATGGTTTGTGCCAGGGCAATATTGCCATCTTTAGCAATATCCAATCCAAGGAGCTTGTTGATAGCTTGATTGACCATCAGCAATCTATCCATGGCGAAAAGTCTTCCCTTGTTTTTGCGGTCCATAGCCAGAAGCCAACACTCAGAATGCATCTGCTCAAGACGCGACAACTGGACTTTTCGCCATTCATCCACAGCGGGAGCAGGAAGGCGGTCAAGCTCCCGCTTAATGGCACGCCATGCCCCTGATTTATCTTGATATCCGCAGGAGTGCGCAATCTCTTCTAACGTAGCTCCCTGCTTGCGCAATTCCAAAGCTTGCTTAGACCGGACAGCAGCGTTAATATCGGATGGTTTTGTTCCTCTTGCCATTTCTCTTGTCCTGATGCGCGAAGTTGCTTTCTTTAAGTTGATGAAGAAGTTGCGTGACGGTTTGGGCGATGAGCCATCTCAACCGATACACACCAACCACCATCCTCCACATTGCACGTGAGACAGCCCATCTCTTCTCAGTGTAGAGCCAAACGGCGCGAGCATGCAAGCAGAATGTTGGCACACACACACATATTGGTGTATAATACACACAAAGATGTTCATGAGGTGGCAAGTGAGGAGGAGGGACGACGTGATGAACATTCCCACATATGCAGAGGCATGCCAGGAAGCCAAGTGGCATGCGGTATTATCAGACCCCACGAGAATACAGATATGGTGCATGGTGCGCGCATCGGGTACCATCAGCACGGGAGATATCATAGAACACTGTGGCATTTCGGGACGGATGGCAAGCTATCACTTAGGCTTGATGCGCAGGTCAGGGGCGATACGAGCGAAAGACAGGAGGGATAAGGGGGGGAGAGTGTGCTATGAGATGGTGAGGAATGCCTCATGATGATTGCCTCCCTCAAGCCTTACCGATTCAAGACGTGTAAACTGTGCAATGAAGAGAAATTGTTAGCTCACTTTGGCGGCAATGGCGTATGCATCTCCCCTATCTGCATGCAATGTGAACACTCTCTCCCACCTGTCCTCAATGGACAAAGACGCTGTTTAGGATGCTTAGCGTGCGTCTCTGTTCAGGAATATAAGGCGAACAGAGCGAGATGTAAAGCGTGTCACAAGAAGCGCTTGAAGTCCACTTATGATGCAGAGAAGATACGTGAGAGGAACCTACGCAACAATTATGGTCTCACTCTGGAAGACTACAACATCATGCTCTTTCAGCAAGGCTATGTGTGTGCTGTGTGTAAGCAGGAAGAAACCGTGATTGACCACTATACTCAGCAACCAAAGTCCCTATCTGTTGACCATGACCATGAGACAGGTAAGGTGCGTCAATTGCTCTGTACCACGTGCAATCAAGTGTTGGGAAACATTGAGAAAGACTCTCAAAGGGTGAAACTCCTGATAAAGTATCTCAAGAAACATCAAAGCTAGTGGCTCATGTAGAGCTTTGACATTCGCACAAAAAGAAGAAGACAGCCTAGTCTTGTGTAACAGAGAAGCCCACAAAAAACGCCAGGAGTGAAAGAGAACTCCTGGCGTTTTTTGTCCTACCTATCTCGCAGAGAGACAAAATAGGTAGCATGTTATCAAGGTAATAGCGATACCGATACTCACAGTATAGCATAGCCATCAAAGCTTCATTTTGACCACATACCCATCCCTGCTCAATTCGCAGCACAGGCCCCACTCAGCCAACTTCGCATCACATTCCTGCTCTGCTTTGCTCATGAGAGCCGCTCGTGTCGTATCGTCTTCATAGGCCGAGAGAATGAGCCTTGTATTCAGACTGTACAAAGCATCGTAGATGAAGCGAGGGGTGGGTTTCGGTGCAGACTGAAATTGTATCACGCGGCACCTGCTTCCAAAGAACGATACTGTATCTGCCGTTGGCATTCATCGGCATATTCGGGATAGATACGTGCTATCTCATCATAGACACGCCGTCGTATCACGATTTGGGCTATACTCACGCCTACGCGACCTGCTAACTCTTCTAGATGCGTATCGTACTCGGTGAGTTCATGCCTGATGAAATTCACGCTAATCCGCTCTAAGAATGCCGTATCACTCTGCTCGCTCGCAGGCTCATAGTCATGGCCGCGCTCCCAGAGCATCTCTGCATGGAAAGCATTGTAGGACGCAATAGCCCGCCGTACCACTGTGGTGAGAGGCACTCGTATCACTGCAATAGGCAACAACTCAGCTTGTGCTCTCAACTTGGTGGCTTGACGTGCCGCGACCATCTTGCCACGAATTGAGCGGATAGTCGCAGATGCTTGCGCTTGTTGCCATTCCTCGGTTTGTTCGGCTTGTTCCACACGGCTCACATCATAGAGACGCCAGGGAGGCGATGAGCGATAGTACGGATTCGGCTTGAGAACATCAGGATGACCGAGAAATGTAGTGATAAGAGCAGGTGTCCACCCTCGCTCTTTGAGTTGCGACGTACTCAACATGGTGGTGTCTATTTGCGTCATGGCTCACCTGCCTTCTCGCGACGACTCATCTCGCGGATATGTGTCACCATATCAACCTCAATAGCCCCATGTGCTACGGCTAATGCTCGTTTGCTTGGAGTGAGGTCATAGTGTTTCAGGTACCACTGAGCGTGGTCTTGAAAGTAGGAACGCTTTAAGCCAATTTTTTCTGCCATGCGATGTAATTCCTCAATATTGCCGTCACAGGTCATATGTGACCACTGATTTCCAAACTTGCGCGCCTGTGCAGTTCGAGGTGGCATGGTGAAGAGGGTATCAACGTAGATGGTCATGCCATCTGCCTTTCGTTTCAAGCTCTTCTACCAATTTCAACCGAGCCAGTATCAAGAGTTCGGTGGCTTCTCGTTCTTTCTTGGAGCGACCACCGAGAACCACAGCCTGTTCAAGCGTAGCTATGATACCGTCTAGATTGGAGATGAGAGTCTCAAGAGTGTCTTTTTTCATGCTTCACCTTGCCTTCCCATGGCTTGCTCACGCTCATTGATACCCTGTTCAACCTCATCGGCGAGACTGCGTAGCCGTGCGATGCACGCGCGTGCATTGTCACGATTGAGAGGTGTGCCGACCACCTGGTACGCGGTCACTTCACCGGCGAGCCGTTCAGCAACATGGCGGATGTGACTTGCAAGGGCAGAGAGATTGCTCATGCTTCACCTTCCTTCCCATCTCTGCATTTGCCACGCATCAAACCTCGCACGCTTGCACGCTTCACATCCGCAATCATGCCGTTCTTCGTGTGACTCCGGCTCCGGTTCAGGCACACGTACACACTCCACTTGTGCTATCAGGTCGTCTACTTCATCCTCCAATGCTTCCTCGCGTTGCTTCATGGCCCTCTCTTGCAATTTCTTGAAGATGAGGCTAGCCGACGGCTGGTGATTATTCATGAGCACGCAGACCAGGCACCCCTTGCCCTCGCGGTACATCGTGGCGCATATCTCACACTGCACGAGTGGCGGACAGGGCTGGCCCGTCTCGTGCAGACTAAAACATTCACTACAGATTTTTAGCATGATGATGATTTCCCTTTCTGAGACGGACTCAACCATGATTTGATTGTATGCTGAGCAACGGGAAGCACCTGGATATGGAGAGGCAAGCAAGGGAGGAAACATATCCAAACATGCCAGACATGAGCTTCCACCTCGTGACTCCATTGCGCTGTCCAATACGCACCTATCCACATGTCATTCCATTTGAGTTCAAATCGGACTTTCATGATGACTTTCCTTCCTTCTGGCAATCAAGCCGTTTCACCACACCATCGACACAGACCAACGCGACCTGTTCACCACTGCCATAGTGGAATGTAGCCGTGTCAAAATCACCAGCGATAAAATCGTACAGTTTGCTCTCTATGACCGTTCTCTGGGTGATTTTGCCAGAGGTCTCTCTGGGGGAAAACGTCAGTTTTTTCATGGTTTCTCTTTTCTTTCTGAGGGATAGGCTTTCACCTATCCCTCACTTTTACCTAGAACGTGACTAAGGCATACACCGGACGGCTAGTCATCAGTTGTACCGGATGTGAGAACTTGAAGTGGAACGGCTCACTGTGATACTTCCCATCGCACACGAGGGCAGCATGCATCTCAAGCGGCAACTGGACGTTGTGTTTCCAGATGTACGAAACATCGTATTGGTCGGGGTATCCTGCTGCGGGGTAAACACACTCAAGAGAAAGCGTCCAATTGCCAGCAGGTATCAGGATGCTATTTGACAGGTAAGCACGGCAGGTGCCATTGAAGCAATCCAGACCGGTGAAGCTGAGAGGGTGAAGCGTGGGCTGGTGGACACACGGTTGATGTGAGGCCCCACCGATAAGGTAGTGGCAATTCTGTACAGGCTTGGGTGTACCACCTATCATATGAGCACTGACGGGCACAAACGAGACGAGAGCGACGATGACCAGGGCGAGGAATGCTCCTGCCAGGACGGCGGTTAGGATGCGATTACGTGGGTTTTTCATGATTGATTAAGAACCTTTCTACAGTTGACTTTGGTTGTGTATGCCTTTCAGTGGGCATACTGTATGAATCGGCAAGACTGCCAGAAACATTAGCCTCTTCCGTCATAAAGCGGAATGTTTCCTTCACGCTTGACGAATTTAGCGCACGCTGACCAACGAAGTTTGTGGTCGGTCGCTTTGCCATGAGTGTTCTCACGCAAGCGGCATTTGTAATAGGTTTTTGCTTTGCAAATGCCCGCTATCTGCGTGCAATCCTTGCATTGTGCTTCATCAGGGCCAGGGCCGTACAGATTCACGCATGGGTTCGGACTCGTCGAATCTGGTTTTATTGGCTCTGGTATTTCGTTTCCGAACCAATCGAGAAGATTGCTCATTCCTCACTCACTTTTTCATGGAATGGCACAAAATTGATAGCTTGTTTCCAAGCCTCGGTCAACTTGTGCCACTCCCTCTTGTTGACTTCCGACGTACCTTCGGCAGAGGCAATATCGAAGCCATATTCATAGCCTTGCGCCGTCCTCAAGCCAAGTATCCTTATGCCATTTGTCCAATTGCCATACACTTGCTCTAGAAGCCCATCGGTGTTGCTGCCCATATCCAGCCCATCAATCCACACATGCTCACGCCAATCGGGCTTGTGTGCGTCAAGCAGGGCGATTCCTGCCTGTACTCGTTGTTGGAGGGTCATTGGAGGTTATCCTTTCTTGCTTGCAATTTGAGGTACGATTGATAGAAAGCCTGAACTCGTTGCGCCGCTTCTTCTTCTGTTTTGTGGAGCTTTGCTACTCCAAAGAACAAGCCTGGTGCAATGGCATCAGAAACCCAGCCCTTCGTGCCTAGGCCATTTTCGTATGGTTCATACCATGCCAACGTTTGACGGTCTAATGATTGCCATCCCCACATAGGGGTATCCTTTCTTGGAAAGGTGCCACCCTCGCGGATGACACCCTCTCGACTACTTGCCGCTTGCTCCATTGCTGCTCGTGGCTTTTTGTTTGTCAATATCAGCACTCATCTTTGCCAGATGCGCCGTCGTTAGGTCGCTATCGGCTATCTGTGAGCCCAGCGCATAGGGCTTGTACTTGGCCCAGCGTGCCATGACTTGCTCAGAGGCGATGTTGTAGGCAGAAGCCCAGGCAGTGCGGATAGCATCGACTTCAGAGGGTGCTATGAGGTGTTTCAATCCCTTTCGCTCGACAGGACTATCGGCAATCCGTTCACCCTCTTCAATCTCAGGTGCAAATTGAGTTCCATACCCTAAAACTGCTAAGGCGCGACCAATGGCCTTGGTTTCAGCTTTCTCAATAAAATCACGAAAGTCTTTGACCGTCTCAGAACCATGACCCTCACCAATACCGCCCTCAGTATCTTTGACAGTGGCCTTGAAGACGGCTATCTGTTTTTCCAGGTCAATATGCAACAAGGTCGTTTCGATACTTCCCTGCGGATATTTATCTCGAAACCAGGCAATTCGCCATTTAATTTCAAGATACTCTTTATTTTGCAACTTGGATAAATGTTCAACAGGATTGAATGCCATACTAAACCTCCTGGGGCCGAAGCCCCAACTACAAAACGACTATCGTTTATTCGCCATCGGCATGAACAGGGCAACTCTCCCATTTCGCGCCGATACCAGAACCGGCGTATCCTTTTCTCCTTGCTCAAAGAGAAAGCCCTCGCACTCATCAATATCAGGACTGAGCAAATCACAGAACTTCTTGTCAATCAGGGTCTCCCGTGTCTGAACATTCAGCTCAGAGAGAGTCAGCTTGCGATGCAACTTCCCTGACTTGTTACGTACACCGGCTATCTCAAAGAGGTAGTGCGTCATGGTGAGGGTTTGCTTGATGTCATCCTCACAATGTATATCCCAAAGGCGAGCAATATCAGGGCCACCCTCAGTACTCACCATCTCTTTTGCGGCAAAACTAGCACGTTCCCAACTGGCCTCAAAGTGGACATAGGGAAACAGGTCAGGATGGGCAGGCACCTTGACCGCAATGAAGCGATCTGAGATGAGAAACTCATCCTCAACACGCTGGACGCTAATCGCGGTGTCTTTGTGTGACTGCTTGAAGTAAGCAGCCACCCGCTTAATGGACAATTCAGAGGTGACTTGCTGTGTTATTGCCATAAATGTTTCTCCTATCTTTCTTCGCGTTTCCGCTCTATCAACAATTCACGATATCTGGCTTCCAACCATGCCAGATGCACACTACACACATTCGCTGGCATCACAGGCGGAAACTCACCATGCTCGGTCCGGTAACAGTAGGCACAATCGATATGATTGTCATCCTCCCAATGCGGGAGAAGGTTGTCCATCTCCCACAAATTACCCACAAAGTCTTTCACCATGATTCAAATGACCATCTGAAATCACTGTCAGCAGCTTCCTCGGCACCGCTCTTAACCTGGCGCTTGAACCGCTCGGTATACGCCGCGTCCATCTCGTTGCGTCCATCATACAGGCGATGCGCCTCTTTCACCATCTCGGCATGAGCTGGGGTGAATGCACCGTCGGCAAGGGAGAGGCGCATCTCAAAGGCGGCACATGCCTTAAGGTGCCGACACCACACATGATACTCAGCGTTCCCTTTGCACTCACAGAAGTCCTGCCCCCCCTTTGGGTCAAGGATGGTGTAGTACTTCGTGACCCCATCGCTTGAGAGGGTACGATACAGGCTCTTGCCGGTACGAACAATGAAATCTCTTTCGAGAATGACTACTTGTGTTACTTGCTTTGCCATGATATGCTTCCTTCCTACGCCGCCAGGGTGAAGCGGTGAACGTTCCTGGCCCTGGCGGTACACTGGCCTCTCTCATTGCGAGGGAGGTTTCTTTTTTGTTTGACCACGCACTCGCGGTCAAGAGTCAGGAGAGGACTTACACCTCTCTGTCTGCTTGTCTGACTGTGTGTGCCTTCCTTTGTACGCTTATCAGGCTATCCTCTGTATCAGTCAATGACTGAGAGGCTTTGCTTGGCTGTCCGGTTGGCTAGATTGTTCAGGTACAAGTGCTTTGTTTGTTTCACTGATATCATAATACCATAAAGCAATGGAAAAGTCAAGCAATTTTATCTGAGTTTTTGCCTCTTGCAAAAAACATGCCTTTATGGTATTCTAAGAGAGAAAATTATGTATCCATCAAGAAAGGCAAAATCATGACAAAGAATAAACACAAACCTGTTGAGAGAGCAAAAACGCTCTTAGAGAGCCATAAATTTGAACTAATTGCAGAGTTAGGGCACACCGCCTTTGACTTACTCACCCCGCGTGAAGCTGCGGATATATTAGAAGTAAATACCAAACTTCTTCCTGACCTTATCCGTCAAAAATGGTTGGAAGCTGTACCAGGGAAAAATATCGGCAGTGCCCACCAGTACTATCGCTGGCGTGTCGAGTTCATCAAACGTTACCGTGGTCACTATAAAAGAACGAACAAAGCAACACAAAATGAAAACCGTGCCGATATGGTAAATATTGGTGTTCAAATCTCTTGACAATACCATAAAGCAATGGTATAATAAAACCAAGAGATGAGCAAGTGGCCCATCCAACCAAACACTCACGAAGGAGAACACCCATGACCTATACAGTCCAGACCACCACGACCGACGGCGCGACCTATCGCTACAGCATTATCGACGAGCAAGGCAAGATTGTTCGTCGCAATTTCAAGTCGTATGGCAGTGCCAAGCGTGCTGCTGATGCGATGAACCCACGCACACGTAGCAAACAAGCACAGATTGCTGACCTGCCGTTACCACAACAGCCCGTTATTGAGAAGATGCAAGAGGCTTCCACGGTTGAGCAGGTTGAGGCGCAAAACATGTTCTTGAACCTCGTCAACTCAACTGAGAACAAGAAGATGAATAGTGAGGAAGCCAACGCCTACTTCCTCACTATCGCAAAGCAGGAAGATACACGCAAAGCCTCTGAGCAAGAGCCTGTTGCCACGGTTGAGGCTTCCTTGTGCGCCCAACCGAGTGCTGAGCAGGTTGAACCTCCATCCATCCTCACACCCTCTTCCATCGAAGCCTATGCGGAGCAATGTCATAGCGCACGTCAAGAGGCATTAAGCAAGCGTCTCGCTTCTCTCAAGGCACGTGTCCATCAAGAGGGCTACACCTGGGAAAATATCATCTTCCATGCAGTCCCTTCGTATTGCCGAGACGGTGCGTATAGTGATGAGTCTATTCAATCTCATCAACTGGATTATATTGCAAAGTATCTCGGCTTGCCACGCTGTACTTGTGGCAAGCATACGAGCAAACAATGCCCACGGTGCCAGAAGCCCTGTTGCTCCTATTGCGAGTGGGGCACGCTTGACCATCGCCTGAATGCCTGCCGAGAGTGTGCGATAGTCATCAGGAAAGAGCAAGAAGCCAATCAGAAAGCTGAGTTAGAAGCGGCCTGGCTCTCCCTTCAGAGCGTGCCATCGTACTTTGAGCGTGATATGCCAAAAGAGGAAGAGATGATCGCATGACCTCTCTCTCCTCCCTGGCGGCTCGCTACCGCCAGATAGCCACCAACCTGAAAGCAGTCCAGGACAGCAATCTCATACGGTTGTTGTCTCTGGACTATGATTTCGTGGCTCACTTGCTCAGTGATGCCATACGCAAAGGCCGAGTCGAGACGCTGGTCGAGCAACTACGAGGCAACCTCAATCGACGCGAGATATACCCTGAATGCGCAAAAAGAAATGCGACATTGCAAGTGGTAGCCAATACAATAGAAAGGACATATGCCCATAAGTTGCAAGAAGAGTAGTGGCAAGGCTGGTCAGATACCCAGCCTTTTTGTTGTACGAATTGCTGTGGTACAATGCAGAGAAATACGTCCATCATTGTGCGGGTGTTACGTCGTTGTGAGGGAAATATGTCCACTGAAAGAGAAATACTCATCTTCTTATTGTGCTTGTCCCTGACCCTGATTGGATTAGGCTACCTGCTTAAACGCCTCGAAAAAGCCGTCAACAATCTCTGGATTGACCCACCCTCTTCACAAGAGCCTATCATCCACACACAGCCTGATATCCCACTGACAGACGAAACCGCACAAGCAAAAGCTGACCTTGACCGTCGTACAGGTCACGTGTGGGCGAACACCAACGCCATCTTGTTGCTCCAATTGGAACGCGAGCATGGTATTCAGTTCGATAAGCGCGTGCGGGAACTGTGGTCACAGTTCGGCATATTCGGGATTGTGCGCCTGATTAAGTTGCGCAGGCATGCCGATGTAGCTATGATGCCAACAAGAATTGAGGATTAGCCGTGCTCAAATACACTATGCTCATTGAATACTCCGAAGCAGACCACTGCTACGTCGTCACCTTGCCGCAATGGCAGTCTCGCGGGGTGCTCATGCCCTGTACTCATGGTGATACCTACGTTGAAGCGGCGAGACATGGACAAGAAGTGCTAGAAACGCTGATAGATACAGAAAAAGAGGGTACAGCATGGGACGAATTGAGATAGACACGGCAGACCTTGAACAATGGTACTGGCATTGGCTTCACAAAGGACGTGAGATAGAACGTCAGCACTGGCAAGGATACCACCACTACATCGGCTCGCTTTGCCCTGAACACCAAGTTCCTATGCATCGAGAAGTGCTTCAGGGGAGAGAAATTTATGCCTGTCCCTTTGTCGAGGAGCATAGAATATCTGGATATATCACCCAGAACACGGTGAAAATGCCAGTTGTGTTGCCCACCACAGAGCAAGTTTCTGCGATACAGTACAATCGGCAGAGTATGCAGAAAGAGGACGTACCAGAAGCATTCTGACGCCAAAGAGAGGCTATCATGAGCAAGAAGATGCTGTACCAATCAGTAAGTGAGCGAGACTTTCAATCTACAATCATCCAAGCCGCTGAACTGCTAGGCTATCTCGTTTATCACACTTTTGATAGCCGACGATGCCAAAGAGGATTTGTTGATTTAGTGATGACCAAACCTGGAAGATGTATCATGGCAGAACTCAAAACAGAAAAAGGCCGGTTACGTCCAGAACAAAAAACCTGGATTGCTACCCTCTCAACATGTCCAGGGGTAGAAGTCTATATCTGGAAGCCACATCAAATCGATGAAGTGATACAATTGCTGAGAGAGAAAGCTACGCTCAGAGAGAAAGCATCATGAAAGAGACAAAATTCCGCGCCTGGGATATCGAATATGGACATATGTACCAGAACGCCTATCCCTTTGAGCATCTGGTGTATGTCGAGATGCATGACGACGATGAAACTTTCCAGCAATACAAGCACAAGATGGAGATTGTCAATGGGAAGTACTTCTATTTCATCGTGGCAAAAAATATGGCATTGATGCAATACACCACCTTGAAGGACAAGGATAACAAATTGATTTTTGAAGGTGATATCATTAGGCGTGGGTACTTTGCCGGCAATGACTTTAGCAAGTTTGGGAATGAGCCATGGCTACACTTGCCAGAAGGTGTCAAGGAAAGCGATATCACCACCGTGACCGAAACCTTTGTAGTAGGATGGGACATTTCTGACTTGCAAAAGATCAGTGAGGCGATCCGCTCTAATCCCGATGTACTCGGTGTCGAGATTATTGGAAACCTCTACGAAAATGCAGAGCTAGTACCGGAAGCCTGGAAGATATGGAACAAGTACAATGAGCGATGAACTAGGCAGATGTGCCAATTGTGGCACTCCTCTCTATCGACGGAGCATATGGAGGTTTAAGCGTACCAGTCTTCCTCAAGGAATACCTCTACAAGAACTAACCACGACCGTCAATTATGAGCGGACACTGACCTATGAATACCGCATTGCGCCTGATGCTGACCCGCTCTCAGTTTGTCCAGGATGCAGAGGAAAACTACAATGAGCGAGCAATACCCACCGCTAGACACTATGAGCCTGATACGGCGTATAGAGACGTTAGAGCAGCAAGTCAGGGAGCAACAATTGCTTATCCACAACTATCATGTCTTTTGCAATTGGAGCTTTGTCCATGTGGCTAATGCGGCATGTGAAGACTTTCAGGCTTCATGGAAACAATTTCGCGATACACTAGCAGAACGTTCCGAGAACATCGAAAATGAAATGCAAATTGTGCGGAAAGAATGGAAAGAGGTTGAGTGATGAGCGAGCTATCCGATGAATTGAAAGCTAAATACCCAAAGGCCAAATATGCTCCCTATCCTGATTGCTCACGCTGTCATGGCAAAGGCGAGCGATACATCGAAAGACCTCCACACTCTTTCATCAAAGAGGGATGGCACCCCTGTCTGTGCATTTTCATCGAGCATCAGGATATTCCGTTTGTTCAAGATGTCATTCGCACGGTTGTTGATGGTAGCGTAGTCTATCCAATCGAAGATGAAACGAGGTTGTTAGGTTGAATGAAATCAGCACAAGCACCATCCTGGAAGTCCTCAACCGTCTCAACCACTACTACTATGGGCGCATGCGAGCTGCCCGTAAACTCTGTGCAGAAAGCCTGAATGCCCAATCGGGCTATGAGTATGCCCTAGCAGCAACACGATGGGAAGCCATGCAAGTGGCTATACATACTGTGGCTACAAATCTAGAATTGACATTAAAAGAGATAGAGTAGCCTACAAGTACTACAGATTAAGTACCTAAGCCCCTATCCCTCGAACCACTAAGCAAGGCATAATTGAAATGTGCTTGTGGGGATAAGTAGACAGTGGGGCGGTTGAAGCACACAAAAGCGGCTGGGGGAATGAATCCTCCCAGCCGTTTTTCGTCCGCAGTGCCACACTTCACATCGACTTCACCCCAACCATCTGCGGCTTTTTCTGCTTGTGGTAGTATAGCAGAGTCATACCGTAAGCCCCATGGAGAAATCTCAACAAAACCGTGTTTCTCCTATGGAGTTCTCCCCATTCCGGTTAAGTTTTCCACATCTAGCACCACTTATCCACATCCGCATGTACAACTAAATACACACTTATCTATATACGCATGACGATAAAGAGTACATAGCCGCTTTGACAGACAAGAGATGCTCTTGCAAAGCCGCCAAACGAAATGGCTTCGTGACCACTTGTTTCACTCCCAATGACCACATGCGATCAAGTGTTTTCCGATCAGTGAGAGCGGTCATCACAATAATAGGGATTGTACGCTCATGAACTGACAGTTGTTTGATGAAGGCTTCTCCGCTCATGGGAGTCATCAAACTATCCAAGAGGATCACATCCGGCCTATCATTCACGATAATTCCCAACGCGGTGTCACCATTGCTCGCCGTGAGTACCCTGTAACCCCACATATGGAGAGCCACTGACAACATCTCTCGGATATCCGCCTGGTCATCAACAATCAAAACGACGGGTTGTGTGGGCATTGTATTGACCTTTCAATACTATATTCTTCCTTGGAAAAAGTTTATCTGTACAAAAATGCATTATCAAACACACACTAAACAAAAACTGAATGCTTGGAGGTAGAGGCATACTTTAGAAGTATAACACAACATGATAGCTATTTTCCCATATTTTTGTACCAATTGAGGGGAAGACAGAGAAATCCATTAGCAATAGTGGGGGAAGAGTGCGAAAACAAAGGAAGCTCGCTTGATCACATCAATCATCAAGCGAGCTTCCTTTGTCATGACAAGACAATCACAAGGAGAACCTTCCAGCAATTTCCGTTATCCGGTACTTACCCGTTTATGGACAAGCCATAAACGATGGCCGGTTCCTGCATCAACGAAAACTGCGAGGTTGTCACCCCGTCTTACGCTCTCTCAATCAGGCGTTTTACAGGACTCAAGTCCTGCCAGTTCCCGTGTAACTCACGGTACTGAATGGATGAAACTTGGTTCTCATCCCATCCATAGACCTATTCTCCCACAGCCCCTCAAAAACGGTAATGGGAGAAATGTCTATGGTTTTTGAAACCAGCAATTTCCCTCCACTCGCGAGAATCCATCTCGTTGCTGCTGGCCTGTTTCTAGTGTACGTCGTTGTAGTGGGAAGTGTCAAGCAAACGGGGGGGCTTGCCAGTGGCAAGGAAAAAAGCCTCGTGCATCGTTGTGTAGTACGTGATATGTAGTGCCACTGGCCGCCAGGCTTAGTGTATGTCACAGATAGGGAAGTGTCAAGGCAAAAAGAGAAGCCAGCAGTATGTAGTTGATGTTGATCTCCAAGTTGTTGATAGGGGCTGCTGGCCTATTTCCAGTATAGCGCATGTGGCAAAAGGGTCAAGCCATCAGGCGCATGTCCATGGGGGAGCATCACGAGGCTTCTGTGCCCAGTTCACATTGGTTGTTGAAGTGCCACGAGTTACCTAGCATCTCAGCACTATAGCCTATCCGATGAAGCACCTGCCCATCGGCAAAGCGCAGACTGACAATCCCGTTAGCCGCTTGCCATACTTCTTCTATCGTGGCATGTTCGCAAGCGGTAGTCATAGCATGAACAGGCACAAAGTGTACTACCTGGCCGACGGTTATGCCACTCGTTGGCTCTACACTTGCCTCTGGTAGCGGGGTTTCACCCCAGGTAGGTGATGTGCGTTGTGTCAATGCTGGGCGAGTCCCAAGAAAACTCATGCTCGATTGTTCGCTCATATTCTTCCTCTCCTCTACTTTGCAAAAATATAAAAATCCACAAGATAGTATAATGCATCTCAGGTATACATTCAAACACAACGATACGGAGGTACTACCCAAGCAAGGATTGAAAACTCTGTATACGTATGGTACTATGTATACATGGACACAGAACAAAAGAAGCCGATGCTGCGAGCGTCTGATGAAACTCGTCAGCAACTCAAGATTATTGCTGCTCTTACTCACGAGACGATGCAAACCGTTTTAGCTCGGTTGGTGAGAACAGAGTTAGAGCAAGTCACACAAAGCAACAGGGAAGTTGGAAGTGAGGAGAAAATACCCCCATGTCAGAAGATATTACCTGTTTCAGAGAAGCTAGACATGCTGCCATAGCCCGTTACCTTGCCTGTGAGCAAGCCGACCGTGACAACCCCTACCATGATGGGCGGCATTCATCCCGTGAAACCATACAAGCCCACTGGGAAGCCATACAGGCCATTGCTGCGTACCGGCAAGCTTGGCTAGAATTGCGTGCGTGGGTGATGACCATGCAGGTCGTGTGTGCCATGTGCAGTGATGTGGAAAGAGAGAAAGCGGCATGAGCGAGCAAGAGTATCAGCACATCGCGAAAATCGTCCTGGACATGGCACGCGAGAATGACGACCGTCTCCAACTTGTCCTCACTATCGCAGTACAAACCATGACAGGAGCGCAGTTCATCCGTCTCACTGACCAGGTAATAGAAATCTTGTTAGAAGGTTGGGAGAGCGCCCGTGAGCAGCGAGAAAAGGCAGGGACAGTATGACGTTAATTGATATTATCGAAGTCATCCACCTCCAAGCCCCTCGACTAACCTTGTATCACGAAACATGCTACGTCCCCATAACAAAGCCTACGGATATTGTGATACGCCTGTTATCCGTGCCGAGCACATGGATAGACCCAGGCTGTGTGGTATGTGGCACAGCATTAGCTGTCTCTCCTTTTGATGAGCAGATAGAGCATGATTTCTGGCGCACAATGGATAAACTTGAGGCGGCCTATGTAGCAGAAAGATATGCAGCATGAAAATACTCGTAACGAAGAAAAAAGATGACCCCATGGCATTACGCATATCCATTGGTGGCTTCAAAGAAGCCGGTGAGAATGCCTACATCACCTATAGAGGCGACTTGGAAGAGGTACAAAAACTCCTCACGATAGTTGCAGAGCAATTTCAGAAGCTACAAGTAGAGCCTGAAGTTTCGCCTAATGATGGTAAGCAGTACGCATAGCAACAGAGAGGGAACAAATGGATAAGCTCTACAAGTTGTGCATATTCGACGTAGATGGGACGCTCGTTGAAACCAAATCAGGTGCGACCTTTCGCAAGACCGCCGATGATTGGAAGTGGCTTCCTCACCGCCTCATCAAGTTGCATAGTCTCTATGAGCAAGGGGCACGTGTTGCAATTGCGAGTAACCAAGGGGGCGTTGCGTTTGGATACATGCAGGAAAAAGATATCGTTGCTGAAATTACACGCATGTGCCAAGAAGCACGTATCCCGCTTGGAGGGATCAACATCTGCTGTAATATGCCTACTGCCCCATTAGAGCAATATCGCTACGATGACCCACGGCGTAAACCCGCTCCTGGCATGCTTCGTGAGGCTATGCAGACCTTCGATGCAAAGCCGGAAGAGACGCTGATGGTAGGTGATAGGGAAGAGGATATGTTCGCAGCAAAGGCAGCAGGGTGCCATTTTGAATGGGCAAAATATTTCTTTGGGGATGATCCATGGGAATAACTACTCCTACCTCCATCACACCCTCACAAGCACTCCACGCCTATGTCGAGGGATACATCACCGAACGGCAGTACCTCGCTCAGCTTGCTCCCTGGTGTGGACAGAGGCGTTACGCAGAGACGACACGCCGAGCGATTGCCATGTGTGTGCTGTACCGCGTGATGTATCCAACAAGGAAGGTGAAACAGTATGACTGACCACAAAAGTATGTACATCGGGATAGCCCGCGAAACCACATCAGGTACCCCTGTAGCATCCGTCTACTTTCCTCGGTGGTTGGATGGAAATCTGAACACACCAAACACAGAACCTGAATCCGACTTGCTGACTGTGACCGAAGTAGCCGCTATCTTGCGGTGTGATGTTTCATCTGTACGCAGATGGATTAGACAAGGCATTCTTGATGCCATTACGCTGCCACACAAAGGGCACTATCAAGTCTACCGCATTCATCGCAGGACGCTTGATAAGTTGCTCAACCCCAGAGCAGGAAGCGAGGCACAAAATACCTCAGCAACTTGACCCAAACTTCACCCAACCCGTAGACCACGACGAGATTGACTTTCTCATGCGAGAATGGCGCTTCAGTGGACTGCTCTACACGCAATGCTTCCCCTGGCCGCGTGCGCATTTTCAACAAGATGTGCTTCCTCTTGGAGCAACGTCTCGATGCCATGGACTACACATGGCACAAGCGTGTCTGGGACAGGTTCTAGCCACACAAGGAGATACCATCATGACCACTAACCTCATCACCCGTCGCTTTCATCGTCCCCCAACTCAGGAATGGCCCATGAAACGCTGGTTCATCACCTACTGGCACAAAAATGAGCCACATGGTCCTGTCCTGACCGTTGATAGCCGACTGAAGCCAACTCGTGTAGCGATTATCCATCTTCCCCTCGGCTGTACCTATACCATTGAAGGAGGCAACCCATGACCCTTGACCAACTCCAAACTGCCTACTTAGCACAATCGTACTGTGAGCTCTTCGTACCGTCAGCGCGAGTATGGATACCTGTCACCATTCAGGGCTTCCACATCAATAAGGGACACAATACCATCTACGGTGTGCCACTTGTGCGCGTGACCCCTGTACCAGATATCCATGTGGCACAGGCCATTCTCGACCGCGAGTTCACCTATATTACGCCAGCAGGCTATCTAGGACGAACGAGACAGGGCACATACATCAAAACAATTTGTGATGAGGACATCTTGACGCAATTGAGGTTAAAGCAGCGAGCGGCATAAGAGGTGCCAGCCTACACACATCATGCAAGCTGGCAAACAGAGGGATAGCAGCCACACCACGAGTACAGGGATACAGAGAAGCACGAGAAGTTTTGCTGTACGAAACGCTCATACTCTACTCGACGTACACGAAAGAAGAAACTAAAGAAATATGCACATCAAAATCAAACGTCTCAATAGCGACGCACTCATGCCAAAGTATGAGCACCCAACGGATAGCGGTGCAGACTTGTACGCCAATGCACCCTGTATGTTGCTCCCAAACGCTCGACGTGCTATCCCGACTGGTCTGAGTGCCGAAGTGCCACCAGGCTTCGAGCTACAAATCAGGCCCAAGAGTGGATTAGCCCTCGACAAAGGGTTCACTGTGCTCAATACCCCAGGTACTATTGATGCTGGTTATAGGGGTCAGATCTATGTCATCCTCATCAATCTCAGTGATGAGTGGATACGCATTAACAAAGGCCAGAAAATAGCGCAGATGGTTGTCTGCCCTGTGATACATGCGCAGTTTGAAGAAGTTGACCGTCTCTCAACGTCAGAGCGTGGCACAAATGGACTAGGGTCAACTGGATTGAAAGAGGAGCAATCATGACAGAGAAACAACTCCTGAAATCCATCACCACGCTCAACGAGTCCATACGCTTTTGTCAACACCAACGTCGATATCAAGACAGTGCGGACCTGCAAATCCTCATCAACAATCTGGTGGAGCTGCGTGACTCCTTGCGTCTCATGTACGAGGCTTCTACCATGATTACTGAAAACGACTTCCACTCTCAGATGACCCTCAAAGGCCGAGTCATCACGCCAGATGAGGTCTTGCACAATATGGCACGAGCGGCTAACGTCAGACAACGATGACACGACTTATCACCCTCGCGCTTGCCCTCGCCCTTGCTGCTACCCTCGGCGTGTCCTTCATCGGGCTGGCACTCTCCTACCTGGTCGAGATGTCCCAGGCTGTACTACGCCTCTTGTGTAACAAGGACGAACGGTAACGCCGTCTTGCCCTGGACGGTTTCGCGTGTGTGGGCAACTTGATACAAGTAGATAGAATGATATGACTTGACATACCTTGTACAATTGTTATATAATAGAGAAGAGAAGTACAGAAGAGCAAAGGAGGGCTATGGACTTGCCGCAAGTTGAAGCCATACTCAAGAAATATGGATGGACACCACATCTACAGACCCATGGAAAAGGGGGCAGGTACTTGTACGCTGCGCAATGGAGTCCAAACACCAGAAAAACGCATTTTCGCTATATTGCGCCGGTACATCGGGTCAACGAGTTGACCGAGCAGGATATTGTCGATAAGTTACAGAGAAAGCCGAAACCGCCAAACCCATATAAAATATACGCATAAAAAGGGCGTTCGGGTTACTGCTTCTTAAAAGTTTTGCCGACTATCGAGAGCAATAACCCTGAGTAGCTAAAGCCACCTTGTCTATATTCTATCATGTGTTGCCTAAGAACACAAGGTATGATCAAGATGGGTGGCTGATGGAAGAGGAGGATAGATATGTCCACCGTAGCAAAAAAATCTTTACCAGCGTTAGAGGAATTGAAACCAGGAAAACAATGGGTTGGTTATGATCAGAACAAAAAACCTCTTGAGATCGGAAAAGGAACCGGAGCGGAAGCAGACAATCCCGATACATGGGCTACCTATGAACAAGCCGTTAAGTATTTGCGAACACATAGGCAATTACTCAAAGGGTTAGGCCGTGAATTTATCAAAGAGCAAGGGATTAGTGGTGTTGACCTTGATCACTGTGTAGATGAACAAGGTAACGTTTCTGAATGGGCTTTATACGTCATACGCAAATTAAACTCCTATACCGAATATTCCCCTAGTGGGAAAGGCTTACATATATGGGTACGCGGATCACTTCCTGAGAACATCAACGCAGATATCAAAGCGGATAGGGATGATCGTATCGAGGCTTACGACTGCAAACGATACTTTACCATAACAGGGAGACATTTTCCTGATACCCCTACCACACTAGAGCAACGTCAATCTGAAATAACTGCCTTGTATGAGGAAGTTCAAGAAAAGCGTGCTAAAGCTAAAAATCCTATCCCTCACAACCAACCACGATATCAGCATACCACTTCAGGTGATACTCCCTATGGTTTAGGTGCCTTAGAAAATGAATGTAGAGAACTGGCAACAACCCCACAAGGGGGACGCAATACTCAATTAAACCTCTCAGCATTCAAGATGGGGCAACTTGTAGGAGGCAATGCACTTGGACGCTCTACTGCTGAAAATGCTCTCTATGATGCATCTCTCCGAACCGGATTAGATGAAAAAGAGATTGAAGATACCCTACGCGGTGCCCTTGAAGCCGGTACGAGAGAACCGCGTTTTGTACCTGTCAAAGAACCGATCTACATCCCCACCGAACAGGAAAAGACTTCTCATACAAACGCAAATGGACACAAACCAGAGATCCCTCTTCCTTCTGTTGATGAGACCTCTTTACCAACCATCTTTATTGGGGATCAACTCAGAAATACGGCACATGAATCACTTCAAGCTTTAACCCTGGCAGAAAAGCAGAACCCTATGCTTTTCATTCAATCGGCTCAAATCAAGCGAATTGGGCGAGATGAAAAACACACCCCGATCATCATGGATATGGGAGAGCCTGAACTTCGTCATGTTTTGACCAATGCTGCCAACTACTACCGATTGAAAGAAAAAAATGGAGAATTTATCCAAGTTGCCGTTTCCCCTCCGAAAGATGCAGTACAAGATATTCTCGCTATGAAGCCTGATGAATGGCCTTTCCCCCCACTTGAAGCTTTAGTGCAAACACCCATCATTCGGCCTAATGGAACGGTGCTAGATACCCCAGGTTATGATCAAGCTACAGGTATTTATTATATGCCTCAAGAGGGTCTCAACCTCGATCTCATTCCACCCCATCCTACACACGAGGAAGTCAAAGCAGCAGCAGCATTCATCACCGGATTCATTCAAGATTTTCCTTTCGAGGGACGTGCTGACCATGCTAATACCGTTGGATTGCTGCTTAGCACAGTGACACGTCAAATGTTCAAACATGTGCCTCTTGCTCTCATTGATGCAACAAAACAAGGAACGGGAAAAGGACTGCTTACAGATATGATTGCTCTGATAGCAACCGGCAAGTCTTCTGCCGCAATCACACAAACAAGCAGTGATGAAGAATGGGATAAGCGGATTACCGCTTTACTCATGGAAGGGGCATCTCTGATTACAGTTGATAATATTGAGGGTGTCTTACGATCCCCTATCCTCGCGAAAGTTTTGACTTCTGATTATCACAAAAGCCGCGTCTTAGGCTTCTCAAAAAATGTGACGGTACCGCAACGTGCCGTCTGGATAGCCAACGGAAATAATATCCAGTTAGGCGGGGATATACCACGCCGGAGCTATCGTATCCGCCTCATTAGCCAGATATCCGACCCTTGGACACGAGAAGATTTCAAATATCCTGATCTTGATCAGGCTGTTCTTGAGAATCGAGGGAAAATCATTTCAGCACTACTGATTATCGCTAGAGGATGGTTTGAAGCTGGGCAGCCGCAACCAACTAAAAAGCTCGCGAAGTTGGCAACTTTTTCAAGATGGGTTGAAGTTATTGGGGGAATCCTTTCCTATGCAGGGATAGACGGCTTTCTTGAAAATATCACAGAATTGCACAAAGAAGCCGATGTTGATGGGAATGCTTGGGCTATTTTCTTAGAAACTTGGCAAAACATTCTAGGGGACAAAGAATATAAAACCTCAGAGTTGATTGAAAAGCTCAATGCTCATAAGGATTTAGCTGAAGTTCTTCCTGAACCTCTAGGATCAATGTTCCTCAAAGAAGATAAATCGCTCTCACGAAAACTAGGGCGTGCGCTTTCTAAGAAGAATGGCACGCCTTACGGTTTGCAAAACTTACGCATTGTTCAAGGTATTGAAAGTCATTCCAAAGTAGCAACTTTTAAAGTTGCGGGGTATGCGGGGTATGCGGTATCTAATTTATCCCTACGCATGTGTGAAAAATCAGAAGAGTTAGATACTAACAAAAAGGAAGGAAGTATAGAGATTTTTCATATAGAGGGTGGTGGAAAACTAACCCCGCAAATACCGCATACCCCGCAAACCGATGACCCTGGACTCTGTTCAGTCTGTAAGGCAGAAGTCGAGTACTACACCCCTACTGGTGTCCCTTATTGTTCAAAGCATTATAGACCGGAGGTAAGCGCATAATGAAAAATGGAATAGGCAAGGAAACGAAGCATCGAAGTACCATTGCTCCATTTGAATGTGACCACTGTGGATATACCTTCTATGGATGGACTGTTACAAATAGAGATGTGCCGAATATTACGCTCTGTTCGCCTTGTTATAACGAGCTTGTTAACTACCTCTGGGAAAAGCCCGATGATGAAATCACTCAAGAAGGTCTAGCCTGGGTACGTGATACACGCAATAAGCCATATCCTCGCTCCGATGCCAGGCGGTTTCACCCCAATGTTCCTAAGTGGATGAGAAGCGCGATCACACAAGGTATGGTCAAGACAAACAGTGATGAATGCTATGTTGTCTATAGTCAAGAACAGATTGCAGTTAAGGTTGACATTGTTGACAACTCTAGACTGAAGTCAGTGAAGGTGAGGGTATAGCAAAATGGCTATGAGAAAAGAACCGTTTCCTATAGACACTGATATACAAGAGAAATCCGCTTTACAGCAGTACATCGAAAGGTTCCCGTGTGCCTGCTCTGGTTGTCGAGACATCGCGGTCATGGTAGACGCACTCGGCAACCACTGGTGCGCCTCGTGCGAGCATCGTGGCTTGCTCCTTTCCTTAGCATTTAGATATTCCTGGCCGATCATCCCGACGGGCAGACATACGCTTGTCGGTGGTGCTGCTCAGTGGCGCACAGTCATCATGATGGGAGATGAGGCGATGATAGGGATGTTGTTGCGTGCAATGAAGAGGATTGATGAGAGGTGGCATGAGCGAGCGATGCAAGCCGTTTTGATGGAGAGTGAGAGTGAAGCATGAAACCCAATCACAAGAACGAAACGCTCTTTGCTGATGAGCGAACCAGGCCACATGTGTTTTACGGACGCGACCAAGAGATGCTCTGGCAGGTGGCGTGTCACCTTGCTGATGCACGCGAGATTGATACGTGGCTGCGCACGCGTGTACGTGAGTTTGTGGCACGTGAGAGGAAGGGCGCGCCTGATGAGGGAAGTGAGGTGAGCGCATGAGCCTGAATGAGTGGATATTGTCAGTGTGTTTGCTCGCTCCAGTGGTGCTGGGGATTGTGGTGATGAGAGTTGTGAGCTTGTGGGAAGGAGATGAAAAGGCATGAACCAACAAGGAGCGACCCAAGCATTAGCCGAGTACGCGAAGGCCGTCCACGAGAAACACTCTCTCATAACAGCCATGCATCCCTATACGGTCAGTCGTCGAGGTGAACTTGCGGTGCTTGTTCTCGATTGGCTGGTACGAGGGTATGAGGAGAAGCGCATTGTCGCGACGTTGAAGTACTTTCGGGAGAGTGCCGATGATAAGGTGTACAGCGATACCATCACGGCGTTCTTGCGGGACTATGGCAAAGCAAAGAAGGTGCAATCATGAAGAAATACCGTATGCTTGATTTGTTCGCGGGAAGTGGAGGAAGTGCTCAGGGTTATGCACAAGCGGGCTTTGAGGTTGTCGGTGTTGACCTGGCACCGATGCCGCGGTATCCCTATGAGTTTCATGTAGCCGATGCCCTCACCTTTCCTCTAGCGGGCTTCGATTGTTACCATGCTAGCCCAGTTTGCCAGGGATACACCGAACTGAATAGTACCGGCAAAGAACATCATGCAAAGTTGATACCTGCTATTCGCGAACGTCTACAAGCCACAGGCAAGCCATTTATCATCGAAAATGTCGATGGTGCTCGCTCAGAATTGCCAGGTTCTATCACGCTCTGCGGTTCCATGTTCGGGCTTGGTGTCCAGCGTCATCGGCTTTTTGAATCGAATGTGCTGCTCTTTGCACCAGGGCACTGTCGTCATGGGAAAGGCTGTATTAGCGTGCATGGACATTCCATCTGGGATTCTTCTCTGAGAGGGACAACACGCAAGGATGGGCGTGTGCGTCCTGGCATTGTCTCATTTGAGGCAGGATGTGAAGCCATGCAAATAAATTGGATGACTCAAGAGGAATTGACGCAAGCGATTCCACCAGCATATACCTATGAACTTGGTAGGCAACTTCTCGCCTATCTGGAAAGCGAGGCAGCATGACCCAACACCAGGCTGAAACGCTCATAGCGCAAATAAGCCGCGAGACGCGCTATGTCGAGACCACCATCAAGCGTATCCACAAAGGTGAGCAGGGCTTTGCCATTGTTGCTACACTCACACACAAACGGCTCACGCAGACATTTCTCACAGCGGAAGAATGGGAGTCTATCAAGCAAGCTTGGAACTGGTTTGTGCCTGAATGGACCATCACTGAAACAGCAGAGAAGCCGCTCAAGGTGCGCGGTCAACGTCACTTAATCGATGGGGTCCCGATGGGTATCCATCAAAGTAGTCACGGATATTGGAAAGGCTTCTATCGAGATGGTATGAAGACACGAACGAAGTACTTCGGGACAATAGACCCACGTGGGGACTATCCGGTCTATCAGGAAAGCGAGGCAGCCTCATGACGAATATCCGCTATGCCTGGGCTGGTGTCCAGGATGATACACCACACCTCCGTTGCACGACACCACAAGGGCACGGGCATATCTGGCAAGGGACGCCGCTCGATGTGCAACTCGCACGTGGTAGGATATGCGTAGTGCTGGATGGATGTACTACCGGTGCGATATATTGCAATGTTGACGAAGTTTTGCTAGAAGAGAGGAAAACCGCATGACCATTACAACACTCATCACGAACGAAAACAAGACGACTATGCACGGCGGTACCAGTGGATTTACCGTCACGGCCAAACGTGACCCTGATGGCGTTGGACTTACCGTGCTGATGGAATTTGACCAAGCGACGCGAGAAGAAGGTGTAGCGATGGTCGCGACTCTGTTGACTCAACTGGAAGAATTGTATGGAGAAAGCTACGTTGCTGCTTGCCTCTCTCACTACGTTCTTGACACGAAAAAACAACTCATGGAAGCAGGAGACCATCAGATAGCTATGATACGCGGCGGCAATCGTGGACGCCCACCGAGAAGAAAGTAGTGGACGCAGAACAACCCCGGTCTCTCCGGGGTTGTCAGCGAAAAATTTTGTCTTTGGTAGTTCGTTTGTTGCAAGAGTGCTGGCCACTTGCCAGCAAGAACAGTATAGCAGAAAGAAGGAAGCGAGGCAAGGTTGAGTCATGCCGCGAGCTGGGACACCTCGCAATCGTCGCGAGCAATTGCCCTACTACCGTGTGCGCATGTGCCAGTGTGTGTGGTGCGGTGTTACGGCATGGTGCCATATGCTCAGGCCACGCAAGCGATATGAAAGGCATGTCCCGATGTTGGTGTGTGGCCAGTGCGAAGAGAAGTTGAAGCGAGAAGAGACAGAGAAGAGAAACCGCCTGTAAAAGATGTGCTCACCATCCTCACAGGCGGTCTCTCTTCGTCACTCGGTGCATCTAGCCAAAGAAACCTCCCCATCCGCCAAGACGGGATACGCTCAGTATCGCACATCTCACGAGACATGGCAAGCACACCCCTGCTCATCACACTCTCCATACTTCACCCCATGTTGACGCAGATACGCTATCACCTCTTGCTTGTGCTCAGGGCTAAACCAGTACTGTTTCCCATTGCGAAACGGCACAATCAACGCCGACAATTCTCCTCTCTCTATCCTTGGCTCTAACCAGTCCCTTGTCAGTCCATGCGCTTTTGCAAAGTCACGCATCGTGATAGACCTAGGTGGAACGTGCGCAGGTGTCTCAGGCGCGCGTGTGGGCGCAACTTGTGACAATGTGTCACGCTTTGGCATAGGCAACGATGCAGCTAGGGTGTCAAGTTTTGTGGTGATGGTATCGAGGTGAGTCTGAAGGGCAGCATGTTTCTTTTCTAATTCGTTTAATTTCATCGCTACAGCCTCTATTTTGTCAGAGATATCCCGATATACCTCTGACTCCATTTCAACGTCCTCACGGTAATCCTGTGATGATTGTGCTAGGTATGCCACGTGACTTGATGGTAACATGTGACCATGCAATCGTGCGAGTCTCACCGCGTCACTCTGTGCGATGCTCTTTTTGCGATTATCCACAGGGTCAATCTCGACTTTGATGTTAGCACGGCGTATCCAGTTGCGTAACGTGGCTGGGTCAACCTGAAATATGCGGCAAAGTTCTTGCAAAGAGACGAGTCTCATAGCGGTTCCTCCCTGAAAATATGCTGAAAATCCCGAAGAAATAAAGATAGAACTTCGTGAATATAGTAGCAGAATGTAGGGCATATGACAAGTGGATGGGATAGAAGGACAGCACAAAAGTAGTCCTGTTATGGCTCTCCAAAGAGATGCTTTATCGCTGCTATCACAGCAAAAATACGCTCTTTGAGAGTGGGTGATGGGTTAACTTGTGGTACAGTAAGGGGGAGGAGAGAGACCACTTCGCGTAATTCACTCAGCAACAAGGTACATTTGAGGCATGTGGCAAGATGCTCGTCGGCTTCCTGACGTTCGGCAGGGGTTATGGCGTCCAGTGCATAGGCCCCTGAAAGTTCTTCAAACTCTTGGCAATTCATAGGGCGCAATCTCCATTTTGTTCTCTTGCTTTTGATTACGCCCTCTGGCTGTGGATAGATTACCTATGGGTCAACTACCAATGTTACAGTGAAAAACGAATGCTTGGTACACGCACGATTGCATGTCACCTCCAAAGTTCCCATTCATCGGGTCAGTTACCCAGAACTCTTGTGGTGGCTGTGGGTTACTATACCCATCAACTACTCTATTTTGATACGTTATCGTGCCATTTATTGACTCATACCCGTTATCTATCCAGTCAACCCCCCAGACTTCATGTTGATTAGTTGGCGGATTATCTGCGAGAATTTCATCAAACTCCATTCTATTGTACAGGTTAGGATTGCTACCGCCGTTAGTAGAGCATACTTCATAGAGACTATTAGTAGCTGGTATCTCTAAGGATACATCTAATTCGGGGGTGCATCTAGAGTCAGGTTTAGCTGTAAGCCCTACGAGCTGATTGTATTCGCTAGATTGGGCTGTCCAGCATTTATGAGCACTCGACGAGCTTCCCCATACATAGACAAAGTACTGCAATGAATGGATACCGTTATTGCACAATAGTGAGCCATCACCGTTCCCTTTATTTACTACCATACCCACAAAAAGCCTAGGCGTGCCATTCCCCATTCTCAGATATCTCGCCCAATATGCATTTGTATTCGTGAGCGTAGGGTCAGAAACCGTCGTGATAGTCGCACCGCCATAGGTAGGCCCATCCCAGTAACTATAGGCGATACAAGAGGAGCTACAGTTTGTTGCATGGGCTGCTTGTGTAGGCACAAAGAGGACAGACACTAACAGAAGACTGAATACAAACAACACAACAATGAAAACACGTCGCATTACATAAAACCTCACTTCCACTTTTCCACCGGTATCTTAGCCCACCAAGAGGGCTGTATTGCTATTGTAACACAAGACGCGAGGAGACACAAAAGTACCCCTGCCAGATGACAGGGACTTTGTGCAAGCGTGCGTTTTTCGCTGTGCTATGACTCTTTCTGTATGAGAGCTTCCCGATATCGCTGTGCAAAGCGTGATTCGCTCGTTTCGAGGTCAAGATTAACCTGAGAATGCTGGGCCGACATCAGGGTGCGTTAACTGCCAAACAAAACAGGAATGCCAAATTTCAAGATGCCGCTTTTCCTTTTCTCTCAACTCTCGTTTTGTCTGAATCTCTTCAACGAATTGATTGACCAATGTGAGCATTTCTTCTTGAAGAAGCAAATCAGGGTCATTTTTGCCAAGAAAGATTTTCCACAATTCATCAAGAACATTGAACTTCAGCCATTGATAAAAGAGAGGCTTGACGGGAGGTGGTGGTACCTCTTGTATGAGCATCTTCCTCATTCTCGGCTTCCTGACTTGCTTGACTCTTTTCTCTTTTTTCGGTTTGGGTGTTTGTTTTTTCGCTTCAACATGAACAATATTGGTCAGAGCAATTCCTTGCTCAGTATAGGTCTCTATCCAGTATGTTTCTCGTTGTTGTCCAAGGGCTTTTTCTTCAACCTCTTCAATAATTCTCAACGTGGGCTTTCTCCCAAGTGAGAACATGTTTTGAAGATAGACTCCTTTTTTCTTTGTTTTGTTCCATGCATACACATGGTCATAGATGCGCCTTTCAGGGTCAGTCGTGAGACCAACATAAAACGGGGTTTCTTGATCCAGCAGTTCATAGACAAAGTACATCTGTTTCTCCTCTAAATTCAAACGAGTTTTTAAATTGGAACGTTTGACCCTTGACATTCATGTCGTATAATGTATAATAGTAACGTGTTATATGCATATTATAACACAATGACAACAAAAAAGAAAGAGGCAAAAGTGACAAAACAAGATACAGATGAGTATCTCACGCCAGATGAAGCGTGTCGGTACCTGGGGGTAACACGTCGGACGCTTGAGAGGTATGGTGAAGAGGGCAGACTGACCAAGTACAAGCGTGGGATTACTCGGAATGTGTTTTATAAAAAATCTGAACTCGATAGTTTGTTAAGGTTTCGTCCTGTAGACGAAGAGTAAAACAAATGGGCACGTGTCGGGTGCCCATACTCGAACCGGATGAAAGAAGTTCATCATGTCGAACACAGAAATTTTAACACACTACGATGCGAGCGCATTAATTGGATTGAGGATACTCATCTCTTTATTGGTGGGTGTCGGGTTTGTTTTTGCGTTTGTGGGTGCTCTCACCATCGCCGTTTTCGTTGGGTTCTGGTGGATGTCGAGGCAAGTGATAGTGTTGGTGATGACCTCTCAAAAGACACAGATGGCGTATGCCACACTTGGGGTATCGATATGAAAAAGGCTGTACCATTTCTCATGTACCTAGCTCTTGCCGGATTGATTGTCCTGGTGATGACTATGGGCTATGTGCTGTGGTGGATGAATAAGAACCATCCTGAGCAAGTCAACGCCTTTGGTCAATTCTTGTTTGTGTCTCTCTACATCTTCATGATCCTCTTTGAGATAGCCGCCGTGTTGCTGGTGGTGAGTCTAGCCGTGCATGTCTTCAATAGTGCCACAGTCGTTCATAAAGGCGATGTGGTCATCATACGCACGTTCAAAGGCATTTATCACGCATCTGCACGTCAGGTTGAGGCGGCACACCCTCGCGAGCAATACCGCTATAACATCAAAGCTGTAGAGCCTGCGCAGGTGGTTGAGTCTGAGCAACCCAAAGGATTACCATCACCTCGGCTTGCTCTTCCTGGCCCGTGCGACTTTGCCGATATCCTTGATGATTGGCGACCCTCCCAGCAACAAATCTTGCTAGCTCTCGGCCCTGGTGGCGAACGTGTAACCGTCCCTGTCAAAGCTTTGTGTCATGTAGCCTTAGCAGGAGCCACTGGAGGTGGGAAAAGTAATTTGATGAGGCTCTTACTGCCACAATTGCTGTGTGTTGGTGCGCGTGTCATCCTGGCCGATCCACACTATACGCCAGTCGATGTTGAGAGTGATGAAGACTGGCGACCTATTGCGAGAAGACTCATGATGGAACCGGCTATCATGTATCCAGCTATTAAGGATGTGTTGTCCTGGTTGGCTCTCAAAGAATTGCCATCTCGATTAGAGAGACGGCGTGATATGGAACCCATGGGTGATCCCATCTTCCTAGCAATTGATGAACTCCCAGCGATAGTGAAGCGTATTCCAGAGGCGCCGGAATACATGGCAGATTTGTTGCGAGAAGGTCGCAAAGTGGGCTTGTACCTGGTGAGTGCTGCGCAAGATTGGCTGGTCAAAACAGTGGGTGGAACGGGAGCGGTCAGGGATTGTTTTCGCACGGCGTTCTATGTCGGTGGTGATGCGACATCGGCGCGTGTTCTCTTAGATGTGAAGGGGACGGTAGACGACGGTGGACTAGGCAAAGGGCTGGTGATGCTCAGAAGTCAAGCAACCCCACAGGCATCACTGATTCGGGTACCTTATGCATCGAATGATGCTCTTGAAGAATTATTGACGATTTATCCCCACGTCAAAACCACGGATTTCTCACGGACAGAAATGCCAGATTTTGCAGCTTTTTCCACGGATTCCACCACGGATTCCGTGGAAATCCCGATAGAAAGACCAATTTCGGCACGTGCGACCCGTGTACGAGAATTGCTCAGAGAAAAAACACCCACCTCGAAAATTATTGAAGAGGTTTGGGGAGTGACGACAAAACAAGGTGGGGCACCTTATAAAAAAGCGGCTCATGAACTCAGTGAAATTATTGCAGAGTTATTCTAGGGAGAATTGTAAAATGAGAAACATATGGATGTATGGGGGGTGTTTTCTAATATGTGCCCCTATTCTGCTCAATATCACGGTTCATGTTGCTTACTTCATAGGTATTGTTCCTGCTATAGCATTTGTGACTTTCGTGATTATCCTTCAAATTGCTTTACGCTTCTGTGAGGATAAGATTACACGTTTTTGTCTTTGGTTGGCTATGTTCTTATGGGTTGGTATGAGTTGGTGGTTAGGCAGCGTCTATGCTCAACATTTTGAGCAATTAGGGAAGTTGGCAGAATATTCACATCAACTTTTCACCATTGATCCTCTTATGGTGGGGCTGGCTCCTGTGCTAGTTCTTTGTGCATTGACAACCACTTTACCTGTAGCATTCCACTCAAAAAAACTTGCGATAGTACAGACGACACCTATAAAAGTTATTCCACAATTACCAGTGATATCGGCACCAAAGCCAATGGTTTGCTTGATTTGTCGGACACGCCCTATGACTGACATGCATTACGAGGTATGTGCAGAATGTAAAGGTCGCTATGCACATGAAATCCTTCGCGTTCGCTCCCAGAAATATCGTGCTAAACAAGCAGGTGAGCCAGCTACGTTAACGGTAGCAGAATGGGTACAAACGCTCCAATCCTTCAAATTTCTTTGTGCCTACTGTCAAAGTACTCGATTTGAAGCCCTTGAGCACTATATCCCTATCGGACATGGAGCCGGTACAACCAAAGAGAACTGTGTCCCCGCTTGCCGAAAGTGTAACTCTCAGAAGTCTAATAAACATCCTGAAAAGTAGAAAGCGAAAAGCTATGCAGATAACCAATAAATCAGAACGCTACACCTGGAAGCAATTCGGAAAAGATATCAATGGGCTGAACTGGTATGATGTCGTAACATCCTTCATCTTTCGCTTTTTTGCCAAAACGAGCGAACCCCTGCTCGCAGCCGGGATCATCATATCAGCTATTGACTTTTTGCAGAGAGGGCAGCTCCTTGCACACAACGCCGAACTTTCGCTCTGGTGGTCTATCGCCCAAGGTGTAGCTATGGAGGTTTCGGTCGGCCCTGTTCTCGTGTGTTCGCTGGATGCAAGAGAAGAGGGTGATATTCTCAAAGCATGGTTCTACGGTATTCTCTCAGCACTCTTAGCATTCGTTGGGGGTGCTATGCTCCTCTTGCAATTTGGGAGCTCCATAGCGGGCTTGACTGAAACCCAAATAAACCCATGGGTCTTGTGGCCTTTGTTCTTCTTGCGAACCGTGGCAAGTATTGGTTATATTGCCCTCTCCTGCACGAAGCATAAGCGTTTTTCGGGTACCATTTCACCGAAGGTCGCCCTAGCCGAAACGAATAGAGCGTTTACCGAGGCAATGAGCCGCATAGCTTTGATGCACGAGCAAATGGGGCAGGCTGTAGCCCGTCTCGAACAAACAACGACTAGCCAGATGCGCGAGATGCGCCGTGAAGTTTCGATGCAATTGAGTCAAGCACAAACAGCGTTAGATAATCGGTTAGTGGGGATGGAAGCTCTGACCGAACAGAGGTTACAGGAGGTCTATCAGGGGTTTGTTCAAGAGGTTTCAGTAGTGAAAGTGACCTTAGAGGAACAATCAAAAGTCATCCGCCGGATACCAGAGCAGACCGTTTCAGTCCCTTCGCTGAAAGTCGTAGCGAAAGAAGCACCTAAAGCCCTACAAGATTTTGATAAAGGGGCCTTCGTTCGTATGTGTCTGACTGAAAGCTCAGAGATGACGATTAGTGAGATACAGCGTAAGGCGAGTGAAAGAGGACAATCCATTTCAGTCGCCTATATCAGTGATATCCGTAAAGCGTTTCGATTAGAACAACAAACCGCATAGCAAGAAAGGACATACACCATGGGATTTTGGAGCAAGAAACAAGACGCACAGGAAACAAGCGCACAGACTGAACAGGAAGACACAGTAATCACCGATCCACTCTTGGTGGAGCAACTGAATCGCTTGCTTCACCTGGACACCTCGAAACTGTCCAATGAGCAGATGACGCGGGCTTTGTCGAAAGCATATGACAAGGCAGCGAAACGAAACGGCTTCTGAAATCGGATAATACAGAAAGGACACACTATCGTGGGATTTTGGAATTGGTTAAGTGGCTCATCTGAACAAGAGCCTTGCCTCGAACAACAACAGGCGTATGACGACTACCTCGATATCCGCATCGAGATGATTGAAGCCTCGGATAATGAACAGCAATGGAATGCACTGGCTGAACAAGCCAACGAACTCCGCTCGCAGTTCACGCACGAGCCGAGGGGCGGATTTTGGTCACACTTGTTTGGATAGGATAGAAAGGATAGACTATCATGGCCAAACATCAGATTGATTGGCGGCAAATCGTACAGAGAGACCCATATCTCGCAGGCTCTTTAGCTGCAAGAGGATACGAATGGTTCGATAAAACTACAGCAGAGCAAGAAACCGAGAGTGTCGGTCTGCTTGGCGAAGCTCGTGCGAAGTTTGTGCAAGGCTGGCAGGAGGAGCTAGCTGAGCAGGCACAAGAGCGTGATTCCAAGCGCGTGCTGTTTGAAGAATACGAAGAGATGGCAAAAGGCTACACCAAAGGTGATCCAGCCGCAAGATAGACAGATGAGGCAAGAGTCCCTGACAAAACAAGGGACTCTGTTGATTGGAGCAGGCTTCTCTTGGCCTCTCACCATCCCCTACTCCCCATTTGTCCCACTACCCACACCATCACGAACGGCCAGCGTGTATCTGTGTTCATCGCACGCTAGCCATGACACCATAAATCGCAAACAATTGCGCGACTTCAACCAGAAAGAGCAAGCATACCGTGATAATGATAGACCATTGTGTTTGTTGCAAGATGCGTATCTGCGCGTACAAATCAGCTATGGCCTCTTCAGTAGTAGGCATGGCTGGCATCTGCTCAGTTGCGTTCTTGTCTCTTTGTAATAGGTCAAGCATCGGTCCTATCTCGCAATCGTTCTAGTGCGCGCTTGTTCTGTTGCAACCAATCAAGAAGGGAAAGGGCTTCACTGGCAAACAGGCTCATACCACCGCTCCACTCATTACCGAGGTGGACACACCCATCCTCAAATGGCACATCGTCATCGAACCAAACACGAACCTTACCATCTTTGTCGAGATTGCCATCATGCTTTGCCTTTGGAGGACACAGGCATATCCTGACCGTGCCACTTGTATGCTCTGCACGTACAGCAGAGGTGAAGCCATTGTTATAAGTCGGCTCTATCTCGATGTAAAGCGTTTTCTGCCCACCACATCGCTCGCAAATGTTTGTCTTGCTCATGTCGGTTGTACTCCAATCCATCGTAATTGCATCTCATTCAACGTCTCCCCCTGTGCATACATATCCCGCCAATGGGCTACCATCGCGTCGTTGCGCTTCCCGACGCAGGGATAGCACACATGGTCATCGAAGTTCGGAGGGAAGTCTCGCCTGTCCTCCCAACATGTCCAGTGCCCGCAATCAGGACATTGCGACTCTGCGCGCTTTTGGCACAGGTAGTACTTCACCCTGAATGGTCCTCGTCTGTTGCTGGCGTTATCGGATTAGGCTGTGTCGACATCAACGTTATTGGCTTCGGTTGTGGCTTGCTCGGCAATGACAACGGACTTGGTGATACCGCGTTGGTGCTCTTTGTCTGTGAGATTGGTACAACGGATTTATCAATGGCTTGCTGCCAGGCCTCAACAACCGGATCAGGTGGCGCAACGGGTGCCTGTGGAGCAATTTGCGCAGGTGCCTGGACAAAATTTGTCGCTGCCTGTACCCATCCCGTGAAGATCAACCAGTACTTGAGGCTCTTCAAGCTGCCACTAGCAAGGAGCGAGAAGGCTGCTATGGTCGCATCAGCCACGGCATTGAGCCCGCCGTTGAATTGATTGTCTGCAACTACGCTGAGCAGAGCGAACACAAGTACTACCGCCCATGCTATGAGTTCATTCCAGATTGGTGAGTACTTATCGAAGCCGTCTTGTTTCAGGATAGCGGCCGTAGTATCGCCTATGAATGCCAAGACAAGAGGGGAGAGAAGAAGGACGAACAATTGCTGAAAAGTGGTGATAGTCGGTAGTGACATGAATAGCATTCCTTTCTGTTATGGTTTGTTGGCGTGGGTGCAAGGCTCGTTTTGAGTCAGCCAGCATGTGCAATATTCGTGAGTTGAGAAATCTGCAAAAGAAAAGTCCGGCAATGACGGCAAAGCACGGGGTGTTTGCTCACGATGGATGAGGTCTCCGGTCTGAGAAACGCGAGTAGGGGCGAGAAGGTAGCCGGAGTCAGTGGGAATAATGCGTAGAAACTCAACTGGACGGAGTTGTCCGGTAAACTCATCTTTCTTCACTGCTCGCATCGTTCCCACCCTCTCACTCGTCTAGCCGCCTATCGTACAGGTGTAGCTTCCGTCGTAATCGCAAGAATGCATCTCTCCGCCTAAGTTGTTACTGTTTGGCACAATGTACCAATACATCTGTGGCGGATTATTGGCATAGTTCGTATCTACCCCTCGACTTTGGTAGCTATACGTCCCATTGCTCGCAAAGTACTTGCTATTGACCCAGTACACCCCCCACACTTGATGTCCACTCACATTGTCCTGTATCTCCTCATGGAGTTCCATGCGGTTGTAGTTGGAGGTGCTACCTACGCACTTCGCGAAGTGATTAGTCACGCTATTGATGGTGACGTATTGCCCACCCGTGCCACAGGTATTGTTGTCGTAATAAGCCTGAATGTCGACTCGTTGGTTCGTATCGCCAGAGTTCAGGGTGAAGCACTGATGAAAATCGAGTCCACCGCTGGTATTCCAGCTATACATGAAGAACGCTTGTGACCATCCTGCGCAATATGGGCCGCCTGTCCCCTTGTTGACCACCTCACCAATGAATAGGCGAGGTGAGCCACTGCCTAAGCGCAAGTAGCGAGCAAAGTAAGCAGTGCTGTTGTAGAAGCCAGGTTGCGAGACGACGAAACTGACCGCACCGCCGTATGTTTGCCCATCCCAGTAGGAGTAACTCTGACAAGTTGCACTACAGTTGGTAGTAGCCGGTTGAGCATCGACACTTCTTACCCCGAACAGTGATAGGACAATACAAACAAAAAGAGACACTAGTAAACGTTTGACCATTCCACACCTCCACATGACCGCTTCCCTGCGTAACTCTTGATTGTATTATTTAGCTTCGTCTCGATATTCTTCAGGCAATTTGTGCCCAAGCTCCCCAAGTGCCATCCCTAGCCACATCTTGGCCTCTTGGAGATGAGTGAAACTGAGTGCAAGTTCTCTTGCACCTGTACCTCGATTAGCCGACTCAAGCAACAACCTGCCGTATTTGATGCATCGGTCAATATCCACCCGTTGATTTTTGATTGCTTGCTGTGTTGTTGTATCTTCCATTGGTTTTTACTCCATAGACAATCTGATAGTTCGTGCTATCTGCTTAGCCATATCCTCAGCACCGCGTGCCATATCTTTGTTCGAGTAGGAGTTGTGTGCTCCCTGTTCTTTGACATCCGCAACACAGGCACATCGCTCATAGCCGTTGAGTCGTGCTTGTTGCGTCACCTGACGAAGCAACGCACGCGCTTTCTTCTCATCACCATCTTGTGCTGCGAGCAACATACGCCGTGTCCAGTATTCTTGGATAATGCCATCAGGTAAGTGACGCTTACACTTCACCTCGAAAGGGTGATTGTCAATGCTCATGGCATATCTTGACAGAGTTGGGCATTCTGGCTCTGAGCATGGCTCACTCTTTGTCAAAGGCAGTAAGAATGGATGTGTTGATGTGCTCATGTCAAAGGCCCGTCCTTATCGAAAAAGTGACAACTCCCATCCCACTCAGCACGTACTCCGCTGGCAAACAATTGCACCTTGATAGGCTTAGGGGGTGTATCCCAATTGACACTATTCTGTTCAGGGCAGACAGGTGGCCCGTAGTTCTTACCCTTCATGTACCTCTCTTGCCAAGCACGAGCAATACCCGTTGTATAGGATGCCGTCTCATTAAAGGCCAATTGCAAAAACTTGGCAGTGATAAGCCATGTATCTTGTGCTTGTTGCTGTTGGCCTTGACTTGCCCAATTCATCGGTTGTCCTCCTCCAAAGTTCTGCGCATTGAAGCCAGCTACCCACGTAGTAGGGTCTCCATTTGGGATAGCGGCTAAAAAGGGCAGCTTAATGATGCACGCCCATGAGAGAGAAGGGGCAATGCTACTAGCCATATAGGTTACAGGCCAATAGTTCTGAAAAGCATTATTGAGAATGTCAGAACAGATGAAATCTCCATCCTTATCAATGCCAGTTACGGCTATGATGTGACCTGCTGAGAGGTGCCAAGGATAGGGAGGACGTGCCCCTGTACGTTTCTCCTGGATATCAATCTCATTGCAACTGTAGAGCACCGGATAGCCCGCTCGTACCGCTCTGCGTATCTTGTCAAGCGTTGGACTCCCGATAGTCTGATAGTGCGTGCGTTGGTATTTATCCCTAGCATAATTGAGAAACCAAATCATGTCACTGTCATTTGAGCCAGGCCAATTGATATGGTTGTACGCATTGCCATGTGCCTTGCCGTAAGCGTCCACCATATCATCGGTTGCCTTATCAACAAACTCAGCATCAACTTGTACCCCATTGTACACAAGCCTGCCCTTATTTGGTTCATTGGAAAGAGCCGTCACTATCACGCAGCCAGGGCCACACAGGTCTTGACTCTCTCCATCCTCTAACTGATACCATCGTGTCGTATCGCAGACACAGCCATTTCCATTGAGTTTCACAGTTGTTTCCTTTGGTGCTTGAATAGTCGCCAGTTCCCAATAGCCGAAACTCTCTGGTAAAGTGCTTGGTATGGTCGCCTGTACATACGTTGGATAAATGGGGAGTGTGATACTTGCATACTGAGCTTGCCACACACTTGCTAGATATGAGGTGTACACTTGCGGCCAGACTGATGTTGCAATGGGTGTGAGTGCCGCCAGGACCTCGACCCAGGCATGGTCAATGATGTTTGCCCAGGTGCTCATGTGAATAATCTTCCCCTTGTCGAGAAGTTGCACAAGCGTATGGGCATCTTGAGGCTTCCCATCGAAACCGGCTTCCATGTCCAGGCAGATTTCCCCCGACAACGATAGGATGTGATTGCACAACTTGGCCTCACTGGCTACATCAGAGCCCTGGCTATTGCCGTACAAAAACACGTAGGGGATAGAGTGCAATCCAGCTTGTTGAAAGAGGGTGTGACGTGCATGGAAGTCAGTATCACTGTACCAGAGGTTCGATTGTCCCTCTCCGGCTTTCCAAACAACCGTATCATAGCCATTTTGTAGGATGGTATGAGCAGCCATAGTGAAGTCAGTAAGTGACCAGGGACGTGACTCAAGCCCGATAAAGCAGTATTTCACTCTCTGACCTCCTCTCGGTCGCGTCCCTACGTTGCTAAAACAGGATGAATGTCCCTGAAACCGGATTACATCCCGCAACATTGTTGACTACTGCCAGATGATTGACCGTAGTGATGAATGGGTAGTTAGCTACAGCCGCCGCATTTACATCCAGATTGATGGAGGTAGTGACGGGTAGAGGATTACAGCCATTCAGTACAGTAGGATTATTGGCGACCTGCTGTTCCTCTGAACTTTTCCCGCAATGTGGGCAAATCATAGATTGTTTCCTTTCTTCCCCATCTCAGATAACAGGGTCAACTACAACCAGTTTGTTAGGGTCGTACCATTTGACCGTGTTTTTGATAACCTCAAAAAGCTGGTCATCAATGTGAAACCGCTCTTTATTCATCTCAAGACCTTGCAAAAAGTTGGTCTGACTTCTCTCTGATGCGGCCATCCAATCAGAGAGCATTTCGATAATCTGGACTAAGTTCATGCCATTGATACCTGCTTCACTGTATTCAGGATGGTGATCGTTGTGAGCATAGTGATGCTGAATAGCCGGTTTAATTTTGCGTAATGCTGCTTTGAACTCTTCAGTACCATAGGCATAGTGCTGTAATTCAGGGAATGCCTCTTCATACGCCTCAAACTCTTCAGGACTAAACTTAGAATTGTCATGGATAAAAGCACGCCTGAACAAGTCATTGGCGATAGATTGCAAATGACTGGCAACACGTTGCTTGTGGTCAACTAAGTCTTTTACAAAGTCGCTTGGCATGTCTTAACCCTTCACGGAGCTGTCCGAACTGCCCAACACTTTCAACAAACTCTCAGCACTCACCTTCATTCCTGCGGCCACACTCGCTAACTGCTGAGACGCTGCTAAGAATGCCTGCGCACTCACCGTAGCACTTGCCACATCAAGCGTTGGTGCTGGTGGTGCTGGTACTGGCCAGACATTCGGTGGGAGCATTGCACCGTTGGCATCAACACCGGCAAAGTAGCGGAAGTCAGTAGGTGGTGCTACTGTTATCGATGCTGGTAACACGGCAAGACAGCAGAGAATAGTACTATCCTGTACACTCTGCCAGGGAATTGCCACGGGCTGGTCAAAGGCTGGTGAGAGGAGACTATCGTAGTAGTACGCATTGGCTACGCTATCGCTGTACCCTACCCGTATTAAGCTTGTAGCGGCCCCTGGGGATGTTGTAAGCCAATTGTGTAGTGGAGCACCCTCGCTACCATCAGGTTGTCCTAGCTTCAACTGAGCCTCATCTGCAAGCATCAAAAAGACAGGTAAGCCTGAAATCGTGACACATTGGAGCTCTTGCTTAAAACTGTGAATATCATTCAATTGAGGCGTCATGTCGATAACAGCGAGTTTCAGAGCAGATAGGTAGTCTAGTGCCTGATCGCGTGTCATCCCTAGAGTATTTGCAGGGATATCAGGCTGGCCAGTATAATGGGCATAGATATCACTCACAAGGGCTTGAAAATGGGCGCATGAGTTCGGTAAGAGAATCTGTTGAATATTAGCCAGAGACGCGGCAATATGACGGCTCTTGGAATGGCCAGGCTCAACGGCTTGAACAGGCGAAAAATGACTTGGAAGTAAAACGAGATGATCACTCAAGAGGTATCCTCCTCACACTATCTTCCACTATCCACACAACCTCATAGGAGGTGTATTTCTATGATATGTTTATCCCCAACGGGACATCTACAAGTATTGTACCTGATTAGATGAACAATTGCAAATGGAGCTTGCTTGCTATGCTGGGTCGGCTTCTTGCACTATCACCTGCTCGTCTTTGATCGTCACGACAAACCCGCGTGATTTCATTTCCTCTTGAAGAGTCACAATAATCTTTTCTTGTCGATCAATTCGACTTCTGAGGATATCCATCTCACTGTTGAGTGTCATAATCACGCGAGCTTGTTCAGATGGATTGGGAGATGGTTTCTTTTTGTCTTTCAGAAAGTCCCTCATTGTCACCCACAGATAGATACTCAGCACAATAAAGAGTTGAATGAACACTATGAAGAAAATGATACTCGCTAAGAGCTGGGTCATATGCATAACCGTTCCTTTCATTATGGAGCAAACCTGATATGACTCAAAAAATCAAACATGGCAATGAGAAACGCCGCGAAGGCAAGAATCTGACCAAAACGGATCCATACTCTATCTTGTTTCGAGACTTGCTCTGCTTCTAATTTGTCTATCCGTTTATCGAGGATCACCTTATCATTGGCTCTATCGGTGTCCGTCCTCACAATACGATCCTTGAGTGCGTTCAGATGAGGCTCAAGAGCGTCCCGTGAGATCAGTTCTTTACGCAATCCTTCCAAATCAGATCGTGTGACGATATCACGGGTACGCTCTTCTAGTCTATCGAGCTGTCGAATCACTGGTTGCATATTGGCCAGCAAAAGCTCGTTTAACGGTTGCTCCACAGGTCATTTCCTTGTCTTTCTCACCATTTAATAGAGTAACCCACTATAGATATTCTTCCAGCCATTCCCAGTTCCTCCAGTGTGGAAGATACACAGGCCAGCACCACACGATAAGGCACCGTTGGAGTTATTCACAATGTCCTGGTCAGTTGGTGTGAGGATGGACAGGTCAGTCGAGAGAGTCAATCCCATCACTGAAAGTGCCTGCGAGGCACTTCTCGTAAAGAGCGTGCCACTACTGAGAGAGACATTATTCCCGTACACGCGCACAGGTGTGGCAGCAGCAGAGGCCGCGTTGACCGCATTCCCGCTTGACTGCGTATGACTGACATTATTCAAAAAAAGGGTGGCCGGGCACTGGAGCGTAAAGAGCGTCCCGATGCTGATGATGTTCGATGCCGTCACGTACAACACATTGGTGCTGTCGCTATTCGTCGTAAAGAGTGCCCCAATCCAGTTCACCACATCACTTATTTCTGCCTTAATGTTATAACTTCCCGCCGTGCAATTAATCAGGTTGCCCCCACCCGCACTTCCACTCTTAAAGACATTAGTGATACGCAAGATGCTGAGTATACAACTGGCCGTGGTGACTTTCACAAGGTCAAGAGTGCCCGTAGGTTGGAGAGGAGCAGAGAAGCCATCAAGAGCCAACTGTCGCAGAAAGGTGGTACTGCACAGAATAATCGGCCCGCCCGTTGCACCTGAGTACAGAAATTCCATATCCTTGATGAGAAGACTTGTGACGTTCTGGGTGATTTGAATGACACCGCTCGTGGGGGTAGCAACATTCGGCCATTTGAACCCCCTCAACACCACTTCTGAAGCATTGGTTGCCCCTAGCTTGCAGAGAGGAAAGTTTGTCCCTGTGACCACATTGACATTCTCTATTTCACCGGTAAATGTCGTCGCACCCCCGTAATCGAGGATATTGACTGAACCATTCACCACACTTCCGAAAAGGTCTTTTGCCTTAAAGCGTGAAATGGAGTTGGCCACGTTGCCTGATGTCATCCCCCCTGTAATCTTCAGAGAAGTCCACGAGCCGTTCGATTGGATATCCTCCACCAGAACATCGGTAAACCCGCCATTCACGTCCCCCAGAGAAGAACCTACCTGAGACTGTCCATCAATACCAGTAAAGGCTACGTGGTCATCACCCGTTGTACCTTTTATGTCCCTTACAGTGATGTACTGACCGGGGCCAGTGCAATGCACACCATCGCCCGATGTAGAGAAGTCTAACTTTTCCGCGACGACTTTTGTACAGTCTCCAATGGCGACCGCATATCTTCCACCTAAGCCGTTCGTTCCGGTACTCGTGTGTTTCAGGGAAGAAACGAGTAACGTGTCCACCCGACGGAACAGAAAGCCGTGCGAATTTAACGTCTGATAGATTGCATCCACGTTCCCCCTGTTCCACGTTCCGCCTTCTACCACAATGTTTGTATCTCGTGCAGGATAGACATTTAATGTGGAACCCGAAGTCGTCAGAGTAGCCACCACTGAGACGGTAATACTTGTGGAACTGTTGACCGTGGTGATAGTCCCATACAGGGAGCTTGGTGCAGTAGACAACCCATAATTGGGCCCCGCGCCCACAACACCCACATATTTCCCCACATCACCCGATGTAAAATTAGCAGTAGCAGAGGTAACAGTAGCAGAGGCGGCTGTTGTCACCGCATCCGTCACGGTTCGACTTGGAATGGTAGATGCATTCTTGAGTAGATTGGTATTGCTACTTGTCACGGTTGCGCCTGGGTCAACAATGAGCCTGGTATTGCTATAAATGACCAGAGAGGCAGATGTCGAGTATGCCCCCTCTGATAATCGAACAGTCCCACCAGTGGCCGACACAGCAGCAAGTGCAAGATTGATGGTCACGTCGTCATTTGACCCTGTACAGACATAATCCGCCCTGAGTTTGGAGGATACCAAAGCAGTAGAAGCTGCTACCAAGAGAGCCGCGCCGGAGCGTGGTGGGGTATAAATGAAAGACATTAGTTCCACCCCCTCACAATAAGCCCACTGGCCGCATTGATAGGCAACGCTTGACTTGGATACACATGCAGAGAAGTCGTATGCACATCGATATACGCTAACTGGCCCGGTGCAAGATAGGGAGATGTGGCCGAGGCCACAATATCATGTTCGTAGGGGACATTCACGTTCGATTGATTATGCAGTTGGATAATCCTGACCGCACTCGCAAAAGTCACCAGGTTATCTGCATTAGCGGTACAGGTTCCCGTTGTCGTTGGAGTTGTTCCACCACTTGTGCCTGCGGCTACGGTGATGTTGACCGGCGTTTGTGTAGCCGCTTCATCAACGGAAATCTTGCCGAAAAAATTATCTGGCATGATTGATACCTTTCTTCCTATCTCGCGTACTACTAAACCCCGATAAGAAATACCCCACCGGTATACGTACTACTCTGCGAGATACCCAAACCTATCTGGTTAAAAGCTGCCGTCAACTGCCCAAATGAGAACGCATTGAAAGCACTATTGCCAGATGAACTCCCACCGGCTCCTGGCGGCGTCGGGAACCCATTTGCCGTGTCCACATGAGAGTTCACCTGAGCACCACCATTCCAGATGTGACATTGCGGTATCCCACCGGCAAGGTACAAGGCATACGAGCCAAAGGCCACCGGCAAGGTGATTTTTTGTTCAGTGCCCGTTGCATTCTTGTAGCCCACAAAATGGAGGTAAGCCGAATTGAGGCCGCCGAGACTGCCGATACGCAAGAACTGCCAAACCGTGGCTGTGCCTGCCGTGGTTCCCGTGACCACCGTGCTATCGTAGGCACTGGTGGCCTTTGCAAACGTCACTCCGCTAGCGTCCGAACCGATATTCTGGTCAACCGCTCCCGAATTGACGAGATATAAGAAGGCTTCGACCGCGTTCAAGAATGTTTGATCAATAGGCGGTGCAGAATTTGCCACGAATGGACCAAACTTACTATAAATGTGTCCCCCTATTGGCATAGTCTCCTCACTTTCTTGTTTAGAAGATAGCGTCTAGTTGCAAAATGATGGATTCGGTTGCGGTCTTCGTTGGGTGCGACCATAAAGCCCGTGCAAAGAGTGTCCCGCTATTGGGCGTACTTGATGCAAATGAATCTGCGAACACGCCTATTTCCTGTATATTGGCCCCTATTGCATCTGATGGTGCAAGATAACAGCTAATGAGTATCTCGCCCACTGAAGCCCCATTGACGTAACTAGTAATGGCCTTCCTAAATGTTTCTGCTTGTAATTGCGTATCTGTCACCGTAGGGGCCGTTGTGCCTGACCCAATAGCCACATAGAAAAACTTCGGGTTTGCGTTCCCGCTCGTGCTACTGCGAAACATATTATGACCGTTGTTAGTCACCGTCATCGCAATGGACATGCACTACCTCCTCAACATGGGTACAACGTACTCGACGGAAATAACGAGCTTGACGGTAAAGGACACATGATAGCTGTGGGTGTGAGTGTGATAGTCGGCGTAATGGTCGCCGTCAAGGCCACGAGCAATGTCACAGTTGATGTGCTACTCACATTGATGCTGTTGCCAGGCTGGTTCGGTCTGAACAGTGAGCCAAAGAATTGCACCCAAGACGTATCAGACGGCCCAAGCACCGCTTTGATATGATAGTACAGGTTGTACCCGTCTATTTGGTCAGAAACGGTTAGCTCTTCTATGAGCATCTGCGCACTGTTCAAGCCATAGGATGGAAGAGTGAAGGTGACGAGTTGCCCCTGTGCATAGCCACTTGTCAGAGTCTCTCCCTCGAAAATCGTCCCTTGCACCCCGTAGCGTGTGAGCAATGCCGAGGCTTCCATCAGTCCACTGGATAAGTCTTTGAGGGTGTTGTCTGTGTCTACCACCTCAATAATGCCCGATGTGCCATCAATGGCCGCCTGTGCGGTCACTTGTGC